CGCAGTGACGACGGTGTCCTCGGTCGGGGCGACGGTCAGAGGCATTGTTCGGGTTTCGATCCTGCTGCGCTCAGGATCGGTAGCAGAACCGGAGACCGAAACGCAATCTTTGCGATGCGCCTCGGAACCGCGCCCTACTGCTGGTAGCCCGAGATGTTGACGTTCACCGCCGTCGCGCCGGCCGCCGCCGTGGTGGCCGCCGTGATCGCCGAGTTGACGGCGTTCGCCGGGATGCAGGGGGTGAACGTGCGGGACAGCGTCGCTCCGGCCACCGACGAGCTCGTCCGGTAGGTGAACGTGGTCGGCCCCTTCAGGCCGGCGATGGTCAGCGTGATCGGGTCGGTGCCGCCGATCGCCGAGACGTCGACCCCGCACACGTAGTTCGTCTTCAGCGCGGTCGCCGGCAGCGCGGCGCTGACGACGCCGGTGGTCCCGGAGGCCGCGACCGCGAGCGGCGTGGCGGAGGCGGAAGGCGTGACGCCGCCGCTGGACGGCGGACAGTTGACGCCAGCGGCGTCCTTCGGAACGGCGACGTTCGAGGCGTTGATGCACATCTCGACCATGCCGACCACGCTCTTTCCCGGCGTCGCGGTCGTGAACTCGTTCCCCGTCGACGTCTGCGCCCACGCGGAGGAGGACAGCGCGATGGACAGAGCGGCGATCGCGAGGAGGGATCGAAGGTTCTTCATGGTCATGTTCCTGGGTTCTGGAGTGTGATGGCGACCTTGCCCCAATCGGGCCACTGTTCGAGGACGTGGACGCAAAGCCACTCGTTGCCCTCGGGGAACGTCCCCTCGGGGAAGACGATCATGTCGCCGCCCGCCTGCTTCGCGCGGACCAGCCCGAAGACGTGGCCGTAGAAGTAGGCCGCCCGTCCGACGCCTTGGATGTTGAGGCCGTCGAGGTGCTGGATCTCGCTCTTGGTCAGCGACTGAACCTGAAGCTGGATCGCCACGTCCTGGAAGATCGGCGTGCGCTTGCCCGACGCGGCGGTGTTGTAGCCGGTGTTCCGCCTGAGCGTCGCGCCCACGTTCGGGTTGATGAAGCTGGTCGCAGGGTTGACGATGCCGCGAAGGTTCACCATCGACGGCGCCTCGCGTTCTGGCGCGGCCGCAGCGGGATCACGCCGCTGCGCGCGTCGACCTCGCTCCTGTCGACTAGCAGCCGCTTGAACGCTTCCTTGTGCACGCCGTCGGCCATGCACGCGTCGAGGCGCGGATCTTTGGGATCGAGTCGGATGTCGTCGCGGCCCGGCACCGGCCTGATGGCGAGGATCTGGTCGAGGATGGGCTTCGCCAGCACGTTGAACGGAGCGTCCGCGATCGCCGCGCGCGTCAGTGGCCCGAGCTGCTCCATCGCGTCGAGCTCCACCCTGATGTGGACGGTGGCGATCATGCCGCCCTGCCCGACGGCGTTGTTCAGTCTGCGCGGCTTGACCATCGGCTCCTCCGGGACGACCGACCCTTACACCGCCCGCGCGGAAAGTGCATCAGGAAACCGTCAGGGCTTGGCGTTGGAAGATCCGGGCGCGTTGCCGTTCACCTCCCAATCGATGGCCGCCAGCATCTCGCCGCGGTCGACCAGGGGCTTCGTCGACGCTCCGTAGTTCGTGAGGCCGAGCGCCACGCGCCGGCGAGCCTCGGCCACGGTCTTCCCGGTGACGACGAGGTTCTGGTCCTGCGAGCGCATGCCGCGCAGCATGACGGTCACGGGGGACAGGGGAGGGTCGTAGGTCTCGATGATGGACTGCTCGAGCTGCTGTTTGACGCCTTGGCCCATCTGGTTGAGCGTCATGTTCGCGTCGTAGTCGTTGTCCTTCAGCAGATCGGCCGTCGCCTTCGGCCACTCCGGCGACTTCGTCTTCACCATGTTGGAAAAGAAAGGGCGCGCCGGGATGTGGGCCCGAGGCGCGCCGAAGTTCTGGATGGCCGCGACCATCGGGATCGACGTTCCGTCGGAGAACGTCGACCCTTCGAGGAAGCCGACCTTAAGCGTCTTTTGCTTCCCCAGGCGGGTCGAGATCCTGTTCAGGACCGCCCGCACCTTCTGACCCCACGGCTTCGCCATCTTCTTCTTCCTCGATCGGCACCGCGCTGACCACGCCGCGCGCGACCAGATCTTTGTTGTTCTCGGCCCAGGCATCGTAGAACGCCTTGTCGACCGGTTGCGAGCCTCGAACCTCGATCGGAGATCCTGGGCCCCAGTTGGCGGCGGACGTCGGCTTGCCGTCCTTGTCGAGGTGGTTGTTCAGGACCAGGCCCTGCGGGAGCGAGCAGGTCACCCGGACCATCGGCCGCTTGGCGTCCTGGATCTGCTTGGCCTCGTCGCCTGCGGTCTCGTGCTGTTCCATGTCGTGTTCCTTCCGGGTTCCGTTTTCAGGTCAGGGAGAACCCGGAAGGCAGCGTTTGTTTCCGGGTTCCCGTCGTCGATGCGTCAGGCGGGGTCTTGGACGCCCTGCGGAGCCGCAGGAGCAGCCGGATCTTTCGGGGTCTCCTTGGTCACGTCCGCCTCGGTGGCGTTGTCGCCGGCTCCGGCTTCGCCGAGATCGGGCTCTTTGACGTCGAGGGCGTCCATCAGGGCGTCCAGCTTGGTCGAAAGGCTGTCCACGGTGCCGGAAAGTTCCCCGATCTTGGTGTCCTGAGCCGTCACGGTGGTCTTCAGGCCGGCGATCTCCTCGTCGCGCGCCTTCAGGACGTCCGTCAGGTCGCTCGGCGCCGAGCCTGCGGCCGGCAGGCCCTCGACGTGGGTGGCAAGCGTGTTCAGCCGGTCGTTGATCTGGCTGACCTGCGCCGCGAGATCCGTCTGGTTCGTGCTCGGGTCGCCGCCGAGCGCGGTCGAGGACAGCGCCTCCTGGATCAGCCGCTTGACGCCGTCCTCGGTAACGCCCGGGTTGTCCGAAGGCTGCGGGATCATCGACGGGTCGAAGGTCGGGCGGTTCTTCAGCTCAGACACGTCCTGGATCATGCTGTCGAGGGCGTCCAGCTTGCGGTCGACGTCGGGAAGTCGGTCGCGGAACTCGCGAAGCGCCTGGAGGTCTGCGAGGGCGTCCGCGCGCTCGGCTTCCGTGCCGACGACGAACGGGTTCGCGAGGATGCGCTCCATCTGGTCCGCGATGCGCTTGAAGCGCGGGATCTCTTTGCCGATTGCGTCGATGTCCATGGTGGTCTCCGTTGGGGTTCGAGGTTCAGTAGTAACGCCGACCGGGCCCGAGCCCGACGGTTCGGCCAGATCCGAAGCGGGTCGGACCGCCTCGATATTGCATCGTGCGAAGGGAGGCCGTGGCCTGCCAGTAGAGAGCGCCCCACGGGGTCATGTTGAACCACGCGCCGTTGGGGCTGGACGGAAAGTCGACCGAGACCGAGACGGAGCCCTCACTCGCGGAGCTGACGCGGCCGACGAGTCCGGAGGGCGCCTGTCCGCCGTAACCGGTGATCAGCGCGGCGAGGTGACAGGTCAGCAGGTACAGCAAGAACTTCTGTCGCTCGGGGTTCGAGATCGGCCCCGAGCCGTCGTTGCGCAGGTAGAGCATCCCGGCCATGTTGAAGTAGTTCTGCGCCACGAGCTCGGTGGTGATGGTCGGCGCCACGTTGAACATCGGATACTGAGCGATCCACTCCGCGTAGTTGAACGTGACGAACTGAGCCATCGTGGTCTCCGGGTTAGACGGTCTGAGCCGCGGCCTTGCGGTCCGCCGGCTTGATGTCCTCGAGGTTCGGGTTCAGCGTCTTTCCCGAGCGGGGGTCGTCTTTCAACGCCATCGGCTCGAGTCCGTTGCGGATGTCCTCGCGGGAATCTGCTTTGGCCTCGGCCTCGACCTTCGACTTCATGCAGAAGATCAGGCCGGCCTTGATCATCGCGCAGTCCGCGTTCTGCTCCCACCACGTCTTGAAGAACTTCGCGTCGACGCCCTCGGTCAGGGCGAAGTTGCCGTTCGTGATCAGGTAGCGAGGGCGTTTATTGATCGGCACGGCGTAGCCCTGGATGCGGACCTGATCGCCGACGGGGCGATGGACCTTCACCTGGCGGGTGCCGCCGCCCAGCACGTTCTCGTGCTCGACCGACTCGCTGAAGATCCGAAGGAGGAGGCCGTTCGGCATCTTGCAGGCGACGGTCACGGTCCCGGTCTCCGGGATCTCGCGCGCGCTGCGGATGGCGGGGGAGGAGATCGACGACGGGTCGGATGCGCGGGGCGGGACGTAGCCCGCGTCGTTGGCGGGGGGCGACAGTCCGGCGTCGTTCGCGGTCTTCGCCGCAGCGTTCGCGAGGTTTCGGGCTCGGGTCGCCGCGCGCTTGGCTTTCTCGGTCTTCGAAAGGGTCATCTGGTCTTCCTCGGTTAAGGGTTCGGGACGGTCACCCTTGTCGCAGAAGACGAAGGGGTGGCACAAGGCCACCCCGACGGGTTTTTGATGCTCCAGAGGGAGGTCAGATGCCGATCATCGAGACGATCGCGATGGGCATCCGGATCACGGTGCCCCACGTTCCGCCCGTGACCTTCTGCTTGTAGCTCGACAGGTCCGCGATCAGGCGGTGCATGCGCATCTTCTCGTTGAAGGCCGAGAAGCCGGTCTGCTGGCCCTCGATCTCGACCGCGATCAGCTGCATGAAGTTGCCGCCGACGACGCCCTGCGGGTTGCCCGCGGACTGCGCTCCGTACTGAACCGCGTCGACGATGCGGATGTTCGGGAAGTTGTCCTTGAGCAGCTTGTAGACGTTCAGGCCGAAGCTGTTCGTCTGGTTGAGGGCGACCTTCGAGCCGGGCGACAGCGCGAGGACGACCTTGGTCTCGTTGTTCACCAGGCCGCCGGACTGGCTGACGAGCTGGTAGAAGCACGCGAGGATGTCGTTGTAGATCTCGTTCGCGGTCGCGATCACCACGCCGTTGTTGTTGACCCACGCGTTGCCGCCACCGGCTTTCGGGGACGGGGTCAGCGAGGCCTGAAGGGTCGGGTCGTTCAGCGCGCCGTAGTTCTGCAGTCCAGCGACACCGAAGAAGTAGGTGAAGTTCTGGAAGCGGTTCATGATCGTGGCGGCGGACTTGTTGAGCTCCGTCACCCAGTTGATCTTGGCCACGCCCGCGCGGTCGAGCTCCAGGTCGCCGTACTCCTCGATCGTCTGATAGAGGTACGCCTGACGCTGCGGCCAGTTCGCGTTGACCGTGACGTGACCGTTGTTGTTGAAGTCGCCGTAGCTGGAGACCTCGCCGGCGTGCTCGACGACCGGGAACATCGCGGTCTGGTCGGTCCAGTCGCCCTTCTTGACCTCGCCGAAGATCTCGGCGGCCTTGGTCGGGGTGAACAGCACCTCGAACACGGTCGGGTCGATCATCGTGGTCAGGAAGGCCGGGATGCCGGAGTTCGGCGCCGTCATGAGCTGCGGCTGGGCGTCCATCGCGATCTGGACGTTCCGCGCGTAGCCGTCCGGGATGTACTGCTGCACATCCGGAAAGACTGCGCCGAGGGCCTCGAACTGGTGGCGGTCCGAACCCCACTGCGAGATGGCTTCTTGAAGGTTCATTTTAGTCTTCTCCTGTCAGGGTTCGGAGCGCGCTGGCTTCCGACCGATTGCTTCTATCGTTCAGATGCCGGGGATCAGCCGAGCGGCCACGTCGAGCACTTGATGATGTCGCCCACGGCGCCGGGCATCGTGGCGAACCACTTCGTCTCGACGTAGTTGGACGAGCTGATCGCGGTCGACGCGACGACGGTGTTGTTGTCGACCACGTAGGTGCCGGCGCCGCCCGTGGTGCCGGTGAGCTGCTGCTGGATGGTCGTGCCGGCGACGACGTTGGTGCCGCTGATGGCCTGACCGGGCCCGAAGGTGCCGGCGACGGTACCGGCGACGGTCAGGACGCCGTAGGTGCCCGAGATGGCGGTCGACGCGACCGACTGACCCGGGATGTTCACCGAGTAGCGACCCTTGCCGCCGAGGGCCTCGCCGGCGAGCAGAGGCAGCAGCTGCGAGGTGATCTTCGTTCCGGACGCGACCCCGGTGCCGCTGATCGAGGTGCCCGGATAGAACGTGCCGGTGGACAGCGTGGTGATCGTCAACAGGTTGTCGTTGATCGTGCCGATGCCGGAGTTCGTCGCCGCCGCGATGGACGAGGTCGAGCCCGAGGCGCCGCCCACGGTCGAGCCCGCCGCCGCGAAAGCAGCCGAGCCGTCCGCGAGGTTGGCGAACACCTTCTGGTCTTTCAGCGCGTAGGTCGCGCCGCGGTTCTTGATCCAGAAGTCGCCGGCCTGGTGAAGGGTGACCTGCACGCCGGGGATGATCGTCATCCCGGCTTCAGCAAGGTACGCGGTGATCAGGGCCTGCATCTCGCGGTGCACGAAGCCCGCGACCGGGCCCGAGCCGTAGTTGTTGGCGATCGCCGGAGCGTCGTTCGCGTCGAGGCGAGCCGAGGACAGCCAAGCGAAGCGGCCGATCACGAGGCCGAGCGGACCGGCGACGAGCGCGCCCGGACCAGCCAGCACGCTCGCGCGCGGGTTGGCCGAGGCGAAGTCGCCTTCTACGCCGGGTGCCGGATTGGTTTGGACCGAGGTCTGGAAACCCATTTTGGTAACTCCCGTTCAAAAACTTTCAGAGGGTGGAGACGCGGATCTGATGACCCGCGCCGATGTTCGGTTAGACGGTCTTGATGCCGCCCGCGCCCGGGAAGCGTTCGGCGAACGACTTGCTCGCGGCGGCGTCCATCGCGATGTTCGTCTTCGTGGTCGCGGTGGTCTTCTTGCCCGCCGCGGTCGCAGTGAAGACCGGGAGGAGGGCGTCGGCGTGCAGATCGTCGGCGCCTTCGACACCCATGACCCCGAGCGCGGCGCGGAACACGTCAGCGGCGCACTCGGCGTCCATCGCGAGCTGGCCGACGTGCGGACGAACGGTCTCGCGAGCTTCGGAGATCTCGCGCTGCGTCTTCAGCACCGAGACCTTCGTGGAGTTCACCGCGTCGGTGATCATCTTGGTGACGGTCGCCTGATCCATCGCCGGCTTCTCCTTCTTCTTTTTCTTGTCGTCGTCGCTTTCCTCGCCGTCCTTCTTCTTCAGGTCGTCGGGGAACTCGTCGGTCGCGGCGTCGCTCATGGCGCCGGCGAGGCCAGCGATGATCTCGTCGGACACGCCCTTCGAGCGCAGATACTCGGCGGCCTTCTCGGCGGGTCCGGCGTCCATCGTGGCGTCGGGGATCGAGGTGTTCGGATCCAAAGCGGCGGGCTCGGCGTCGTCGACGATGGTCTTGTCGCCGTCGACCAGGTCGAGCAGCTCGGCCACGCTCTCGATGATCTCGCCGACGTCGCCGTCCTGGGCCAGCTTCACCTTGCCCGAGGACAGGATCTTCTCGAGCCCGTCGGCGATCGCCTTCTTCGCGGCGGTGAACTTGCCCGGCTTCGCCTTCAGCATCAGGGGGCCGAGGTCGATGGTCGAGTCCTGAGCGATCAGCGGGCGCAGGTGGACCATCAGGGCGCCAGCAGCGACGGAAGCCTTGCGGGTCATCATGCGGTTCTTGGACATCTTCACTTCTCCGTTTTGGTTGGGCAGGGCTTCGTCGCCCACGACTACGTCTGATCCGGCGCGGCCGGTCTTCACGAGGGCGACGTGGTTTCCGCGGATGTTCCGCATCACGCCGTCGAACTTTGCGCCTTCGTATTCGCCGGGCGTCATGTCGGCGTCGTAGTGGTAGGCGCTGGAAAGCTCCTTCTGTTCGTCCGACTCGACGGCGTCGATACCGTCCTGAGTCCAGACCGTCAGACTGTTCTTCAGGTACGGATGCTCGTAGACGGCGTCAGAACCGATGGTACCCACGACGATGTCGCCTTGGTGGTCGTCGGCCGAGACCGGGACGTGCCTGGACAGAAGCGGCTGGCGGTTGAACGTCTCCGCGGCCTTCTTCAACTCGTCCGGATGGCGCAGCAGCTTGTAGATCTTCTTCGGGTCGAGGCCGAGCTTCTCGTGGTTCGGGATCTCGCTCCCGAGGTACGGGTTCACGCCCGCCTTCGAGATGTTGCTCTGCTGGACGTGCAGCCGACCGTCGGTGTCCTTGGTGCGGACCGACTTGTTGTCGTAGGGCAGGCCGCCCCTGTTCATCTTGTCGACGCGCGGGTCGATGCCGTCCGGCGCGCGGTCCATCGCGATTCCGAAGAACTCGGCGATGTCGACGTCCTGCCGGCGCTCGGCCAGCCGATCGAGGCGATTCTCGATCTTCAGACCGTTCAAGGTTTTCTCGACCTGCGGGTGCAGCGGCTCGGGAAGGTTGCCGGGCTTCACCCAACGATAGGCCGTGTGTTCGTCGTTCAGCGTCGGCGTGAAGCGATCCTTCACGACACAATGGAAAGTGTGAAACACCATGCCGGTCGGGGTCTCGACCTCGCTGACGCAGACCATCGGGTCCGTCGCCAGATAGCCGACCTCCTCGCGCGCCTCGCGGATGGCTGCTTCCTCGGGGGTCTCGCCGGCCTCGGCCTTGCCGCCCGGGAGCGACCAGTGGCCGCCGTAGTTCAGTTCGTCCTTCGACCGCTTGACCAGCAGCACGCGACCGTCGTTCTCGAACACGATCCCCGCCGCGATCGGCGCGCGGTCGAGCGCGAGCGCCCCGGAGACGAGGAACGGGAAGATGCAGGTGCTGGTCAGGCCGCGAACGCGCATCAAAGCTGTGGAACCTCTAGGGTGAGGGTGACCGCCTGCTGGGCGAACCCGGTCTTGCGGTAGACCTCAAGAGCGTTTTTGTTTCGGACGTGCGTGGCGAGCTGGATCTTGACCAGCTTCAACTCGATGGACTTGGCGATCGCGAAGTTCAGCATCTCGGTGAAGACGCCCTGTCCGCGATGCTCCTCGACGACGAAGGCCTGGTAGATCCACATCGTCTTCGTCGGCTCGATCGTGTCCCAGGTCAGCACGCCGACCGCCTCGGGCTCGTGGCCGTCCTTCACGTAGGCGACGAAGGCCTTGTAGCTGAAGTGCATGTTCAGATCGCCGGAACCGAAGCCGTTCTGCTCGCCGTGAAGCCATCCTGCGACGGCGAGCTGCGAAGCCGGCGCCGCGTTCATGCTGTCGAACAGTTTGACCTCGATCTCGGCCACCCGGTCAGATCCTTCCGACCAGCAGCAGGATCAACAGGATCACCACGACCAGGCCGAGCCCGCCGCCCACGCCGTAGCCGCCGCCGTAGAACGGGCCGCCGCCGATGCCGCTGAAGCCGCCCAGGAGAGCGATGATCATGATGATCAGGATGATGGTTCCGAGGGACATGGGGTTACCTCCGGGCGCCGACGGCGCGCTTCTTGGCGACGTTGCCCTTGATCGCGGTGTGACCGATGGCGCCGGCAGGGCCGGCCTTGTCCTGCTCGCGGACGAAGCTGTTCAGGTCGAACTCTCCCGGCTTGGCCTTCGGGACGGCCAGCTCGGCCGCGCTCCCGCTCACGGCGAAGGCCAGCGCGAACCACGCCACCGTCGCCAAAGTCAGGGCCTTCTCGATCGACATAGACGGGTTTCCGCGTTCTCTGCCCGCGATCCCTCGCACACTCGATGCTCGCGATGCAAGAAAATCCGTTCCGGAACGAAAAAAGCCCCCGACTGCATCACCTCCAAGTCGAGGGCTGGTCGGGGGCTTTCTCACGGGTCTTTTCCCGTCTGTCATCGCGGAGCCGCGCCGCGCTCGCCTACTCGAACCCCTCGTCAGGTGGCCAATGGTTGCTGTGCCGTGGCTGACGTCTGTCTCTGGTTCTTTCGCTCGGGATCTCTCCGGACGACGCACGAGGACCGCCTGATCCCCGCGAGATGTCGCCGGTTCGGGAACGCTGCTTTAGGTCAAGGACGGCGATCCTTGCCCCGGTCGTTCCGACATGTCTCGTCTCTACACAAAAAATCCCCGGCTGTGAACCGGGGAAGTTTGCGCGGTCGGGCGTTCACAGATCCACAGAACACGCCGCCGAAGCGGGTTTTGCTGTTTCACTCGAACGGTCGAAGCTTAGACCCTGTCGCCAGGGTCAGGCCAGTGGCTTCGTCACCGTCACCGTCGGGGTGTGTCGCCCCATGTGGTCGAGGCCGATGTTGAAGTTGATCGTCATTCCCTGAGCCTTGGCGAGATCCATCAGGCCCATCGTGACGCGCAAGCTGTCCTCGACCTTGCGTTTGATCTCCTGGGCGTGGACTAGCATCTGGTCTTCCGTCGTCGGGGTCATGCTGGTCATAGGATCTTGCTCACTGTCCATGCGGCGAATAGGGAAAGGGCGATCAAAGCTAGAACCGGAAGGTCCAGCAATCTGACCAGGAGGTCTGATGCTCGGAACCAATGCCGAACCCTGAGACGACGATGCTTCCACGAGTTGTGATAGATGACAGGTCTAACCTTCATCTTCGTCGTCTCCGTTCCTTCGGCCACCGGGGTCGGGTGAGCCAGAACAGCATGGCGGAGACGAAAAGGCAAAAGCAGACCATGACTCAGTCCACCTTCTGCGGGTGCATCATCACCGATTTGTTGTCGTCGAACATCGAGATCGGCGGGCCGGGGTCAGATGGTCCGAGCTTCATCACAGAGTTGCTGTAGTTCATCACCCCATCTGGAGTGCGGAAATATCGTCCATAGGAACGCTCGTGCCGCAGGCCAGCGACCTCGCGGGCGTGCGTCTTTTTCTGCGCGTTGAAGCCGATGGCCATAAACGCGAGGCCGATGATGGCGAGTGCGAATCCTGCTTCGAACATGGCTCAATCCTTCTCCTCTGCTGCGATGATCCTCTCCGCGTCCATGACCTGCTGGAGCGTCAGCGGCTTGTGCGCGCGGTACCGCTCGACGAGCTCCTCGCTCGTGTACTGGATCAGGTCGGCGTCCCGGTGATGGTGGTTGTAGGCGGCGCTGTTCGTCATTGGAGCGGGTCCCTGTACTGCGAGCATTTCTGCTTCACTTCCATCGGTTCGAGGCTCAACCGCTTCAGAGCATAGTTGGCTCCGTCGCCGAAGCCGCAGACGTAAGCCTCGCTTGTAGATCCGGACGTCGCCGCGCGGATGTGGCCGACGACCAGCCCGGCGCAAAACATAGAAACCACCAGCACAACCTGGACGGCGACGAACGTGATCTTCGGGTTCATCGCTTGCGCTCCCACGGCTTGCGCTTCATCGCCACCCACGGCCTGTCGTGGTCGCGCTTCGGCTCCTTCAACATCAGCTCGGTCGGCGCCTTCAGATCCCGCATGTAATCGTGGATCGGGTCGATCAGGATGACCTTGTAGAGACCGTCCTCGAGGAACTGGACGGCGTACTCGACCGAAATGTCGCCCTGCCCGAGGTCCACCCCGTAGATCATGCCGTCGGGGATGACCGCTCCGGGCTCTGCCGTCGTGGTGATCGACCTGTTCTTCAGCCCCATGTCCTCGCAGCCCTCGACGCCGTACATCAGGCGCTGTCGATCGTGCAGCCACCCTTCGGAGAAGTGCGGCGCGAGCGCCAGCAGCAGCGCGTCGATCCGGTCTTCCGGACAGGGCGTTTTCTTTCCTTCGTGATCGTCCTCCGTCATGACCCCATCCAGTTCATCGCTATGCGGATCAGCACGACCGCGATGATCCCGAGCCACACGAGCTCGCCGCTGTATCTCTTGATCAGGTTCATCGTGCCCTCGCTCTGATGAAGGCGTCCGCCGCGGCGAAGGCCTTGGTTGCGATCTCGTCGAAGTCGACGGGCATGAACGCCGCCGCGGTCGACTGATCAGCCCTGACGAAGTTTCTCTCCAGCATGCGCTGGTTGTGCTCGAGCCCGTCCTTGATCAGGGTGGGGAGGGCGGCGAGCGCAGCAGCGTCGCGCACGGACATGCCCGGGAACGACTCCGTAGCCTCAGATCCCGAGAAGGGGTGTGGCGAAAACCACTGATGGCCGTTCGGGCTGATCGGCTGTCCGGTGGTGTAGCTGTGCGTGAAGTCCGGCATCGGAATGCCGGAGAACGGCCGCGTCGACGGGTAGGCCGGGCCGCCGTCGTCCTTGCCGGGCTCGACCCGGTTGATCGTGACCCTGATCAGATCTCCGACCTTCTGCGGGAGGTCGACGGCGTTCGCCCAGACCGTCATCCCTATCGCGTTCTCGACTCTCATGGCTGCACCGCTGCAGCCGCGTCTTTCGCAGGCATGTTTGCTGTGAACAGGTTTTCTGCGAGCTGACGTGCCATCGCCTCGCTGGATGCTCCGCCTGCCTCCTGATCGTCGACGAAAATGACGGTCTCGCCACCCGAGGTCTTCATTTTCAGCCTGCGACCATCAGGCAGGGTCGCGGTGTGCAGCTTCTTCGTGATCTTGCGCCAGTTGATCATGGTTTCCATCCCTTCTCAGTGTGAAATTGCGCGTGACCACCCGACGGGTTGGGGCGCGTGTATCCTTCTCGTCCTGTCAGCACCATCCCGCGCTTCAGCGGCTCGAAGCCGGGCTGCCAGTCTACGCAAAAGCCTTCGTTCAACGTGCTGAACAGGTAGATCGTGTAAGCGACGCGACAAACCCGACCACCTTCGGGCGTCGTGAGCCATTCGCCCTGATCGAACACGATGCTTCTGCGGTCCTCCTCGGGACGAGGCGCCGGCGCCTCTCGGCGGTAGAACAGCATGTTGAAGACGATCGCCCCGATGAACGCGATCAGGATGAATGCAGGGAAAGACGGAAACGAAAAACCCCCGCTTTCGCGAGGGTCTCGTTCGCCGTTTTGCGGCGATGGGTTCATGGTGTCCTCCGACGTTTGATGCGCAGCGGTGAAGTCGCTTTCCAGCGGCCGGAACATGCTCTATCCGCCGAGGATGTCAACTGAGCGGATAGGCATCACAGAAAAAGCCCCGCCTGGGGGTTGGCGGGGCTTCCTGGGGTGACAATTTGGGACTTCACACTTGCGCGCGACGAGTCTGGAAACGCCGCGCGATGTCAGGAACCTACGTCCGGATCTCGGGCTCGTCAACGTTGGCGCAGTCGACCGTTCGGCCCTTCCTGATGTAGCCGTGCCAGCAGGCTCCGCAGTTGATCGAGGGGCTGAAGGTCGGCGACTCGCGGTTGCCGTCCCAATCCCACTGCGCGTGCCCGCCGTTCTTGTTCTGACCGTCGCGCTTGACGTCGGTCCTGCCGGCGATCAGCAGCGACCCGCAAGGCCGCTTGCGCTTCGGACAGGCGAAGTCGAAGTAGGCTTCCTGTCCCGGAGCGGCGTTCTCGTTCAGATCCTTGTCGAGGAAGGTGACCTTGGCGTCGGCCATCACGAGAATCCTTTGATCATGGCGCGGGACACGCATTTGCAGTTGATCAGCTCGCCGGGCTGTATCCACTGGTTCACGGCGGGGTCGAACCAGCCCTTGGCGACCTCGTATACGACGCGATCCTTCCCGGCCTTCAGATGGGTGGGGCGGGGGTGCTTGCCGCCTCCGGAGTGAACCCACACGGCCGTCGTGACGCCTATCTCCAACTGCCGCGCCTTGTTCATCGCGGACGTCGCTTTGTTGTTCTGGTCGCGCGCGATCAGCTGGGCCCGACGCTTCGTGACGCCGTAGTTCTTCTCCAGGCCCTTCGCGAGCGTGCCGAGGTCGCGGCCGGCCTTGACCGACTGCATCACCTGAACCTCGACGTTCTTCAGGTACTGCTGCGGGATCGATTTGATCAGGGCGACGTTCTCGGAGATCGTGGCGTTCAGGACGTCCCGCATCGCGGGCGTCATCGTGAACTTCACCGTGAAGCCGCCCTTCTTCAAGATCCGGGCGAGCTGCGCGTCGGTCCGCTTGTAGGCGGCTTTGCTGAAATACTTCGCGAGGTCGTCCGCGGCGTCGTCGAACGCGCGCAGCCATCGCTTCGAGAGGCGCCTGATCGCGGTGGTCAGGATGTTCGCCGGCATGTCGTCCAGCGCCATCTCCGGGCTGTAGTCCATCGCCATGATCGGGGTGTTCTGGTTGTACTTCGCTTCGAGCCAGTAGGTGACCGACTTGTTCATCTCCTCGGTCAGCTTCACCAGCTTGCGGCGGTACTCGACCTCGAGGCCGACGTTCGGGTGCAACGGCGCGAGCGTGACGTCCTTCGGCTTCTTCTTGGGCGCGCGGGCCATCAGGCTTCGAGATCCATGACCCGCTGCGACATCTCGGCATGGACGGTGCGGACTCGGTCGAGGCTTTTGTGCATGTCCGTTCGGACGAGGGGTAGCTGTTGCGCGTGTTCGAGATCCTTGACCATGCGGTCGAACACGACGGCGACGGCTTTGAAGTAAGCGGCGTCGACGGCGCGCATCAGATCCGATCGGTTGTCGTTGCCTTCGAGGATCGTCATGCGGTCAGCCACGGTCGCCTCCCGGCTGAAACGTAGCGGTCGACGAAGCCGCCGAGCCCTCCTCGCCGCGCTCCCCCGGAGGGTTGTTCCCTCCCGCCATGTCGCGCAGCGCGTCGTCGAGGTCCTTCATGTCGCCCTCGGCCTGGGTCAGCGCCGACTCGTGCTTCTCGAACACCTCGTTCGCGCGGCTGTCGAAGCTGTCGACCCGGAGCGCCAGGTCGTCGGCGCGTTGGTCGAACTTCTTGCGGGTTTCCGCGACGCGCGCGGCGAGGGCTTGGAACTTGTTCACGACTCGATCTCCTTGACGATCTTGACGGCTGCCCAGCACGCGCCGGCGAGGAAGCCGACGCTGAACCAGATGGGAAGGATCAGTAGCAACCACCACGCGCTGATCACGGCGTCAATCCTCCAGGTCGGAGTAGTCTTCCTCGTAGAGATCCGGAGGGACGAGCTCGGGCTCGATGATCTCGTCGTCCTCGCCGACCTCGTTCAGGCCGTTCTCGCCCATGCCCGGAGGAGGGGCGGCCTCGGTGCGCTCCGCGAACCCGGCGAGGACCTCCTCGTCGGTCGGGACGCCTTCCTGCTTCTTCTTAGAGCTTGCCAAAGTTCACCTCCTCCAGCGTGATCTTGTTGTCGACGTTCGAGATCACCTTGAACCGCGTCCCGGCCTTGAACAGGACCTCGGCCTCGCCCGGATAGTGCGACAGCTTGGAGATGTCCCGGCCGGTCTTGCCCTTGACCTCGAACCGCGTGTTGCCGCCGAAGCCGCTCGCCGTGCTCGTGCTCGTGAAGCCGCGCTCCTCGATGATCATGCCCGGCTTATACATGGCGACCTGTTCCTTGGACAGGGTCGCGCCCCGGCGCGTGGTTCCCTCGTAGGTCGGCATCGTGTCGAGCGCCTTGTTCAGCGACGCGGCGAACTTGTACTGCTCCTCGGTCATGATGCCGGCGCGAAGCTGGTTGTTGACCTCGCGGTAGTACGAGCCGCTGTAGGCCATGACCTGCGCGGCGTCGCCCGGCGTCATCTTCTCGTAGGCCTTGCCGAGCGTCTTCAGCTTCTTCGCCGCGTTCGCGATCGCGGCCTTGGCGTTGCCGCTCAAGATCCCGTTCAGGGCCTCGTAGTGTTCCTTGGCCTCCGGGCTGTTCAGCGACGCCTCGAAGTCGGCCGCCTCCTTCTTGGCCTGCTCCTCGGCAGCCTTCTGCGCGGTGGTCGCCTTGTTGGCCTGGTCGACGTAGTTCTTCGACACCTCGAAGTTCTTCTCGACGGTCTTGTGATGCGACTTCGCGAGCGCGGTCGTCTCGGTGGGCGACAGGATGTTCTTCGCGTTTTCGACGGTGCCGCCGACCTGGGCGACTGCCTTGATCTTCTCCTTCGCGACCGTCTCCGGGTTCTTCATCGCCTCCGCGCTGAAACCCTTGGTGTTCTGCTGGAACTTCTCGAACGCGGCCTTGATGGTCGCGACGTCGGGGCCTTTCGACTTCTCGACCACCGCGGCCATGCCCGGGTTGTCCTTCAGCGCCTGCTCGGCGACCTTGGTGGTGACCGACGGCTCGGCAGGCTTCGCCGCCATCGGCGCGGCGTACGCGTTCGGGAGCTTCAGGTCCTGCTGCTGCTTGGTCGCGGCGTTGAACAGCTTCTCCAGCTTCTTCTTCTCGCCTGCGTCCGTGGCCGCGCTGAACTCGTCGGACAGCTTGTTCTTCACGGTGGCGAGCGCCTGGAACAGATGGGCCTTCAGACCCGTGACGCCGGCAGCGCCCAGGCCGTTTGCCTCGGCGCCCTCGATCAGCTTCTTCAGCATGTTCCGGTAGTGGGTGCCGGACTTCGCGGGCTGTCCGAGATAATAGGCCGCGGTCGCGTGATAGTCGGCCTTCTCGCCCTTGCCGGTGTCCTTCCAGAGCCCGCCGAACGCGGTGACCTTCTTCGCGGCCTTGCCGGCCTTCTCGCCGGCCGGGGCGCTGGACGAGCCCGAGCCGGTGCCGAACTTGCCGTCCGGAGCGCGCGGGTGGTCAGACTCGTTCCACGTCGCCTCGTCCTGCGCCTGCTTCTTCGAGACGTCGATGATCTTGGCCGGGACGGAGATCCCGAGCGCGGCGCCCGTGGCGAGCCGCGTCTGTCCGGCCATCAGGTGCAGCTTGCCGTCCTTCTTCAGGATGATCGGCGGCGCGGTCTTGCCTTCCTTCATCTCCTTGATGATTCGCGCGCTGTCCCGGCGATGGCTGAAGGTGTCGTGAATCCACTTCTCGTTCTGGCCGAGGCCCTGCGCGGCCATCGAGTTGCCGAGCTGCTTCAGCTCCTTCTCGCTCAACGGCTCGACCGGCGCGGCGTCGTACTTGGCCTGGAAGTCCTCGCGGGAGGCGAACGCGTCGGGGAAGCGCGGCTTCGAGTATTTCAGATACTCGGTGCCGTACTCCCAATCGAGCTCCTTCGGGGTGTAGTCCCGCATCTTCTCGGGCGGGTGCGACTTCAGCTTCCCGAGGTCCTTGCCGCCCTTGACGGTGGTCGCGGAAGATCCCGACGAGCCTGATCCGGACGTGAACTTGCCTCCGTCGCGCGGGTGCTTGCTCTCGTCGAACTCAGAGTCGCCGGAGACGAGAAAAGGGACCACGCCGTCCTGCGCCGGCGCGTCCTTCCCTGCAGGGGGGTTCTTCGGCTTCTTCTCGCCGGTCGCGGGGCTGTTCTCGCCTTCCCCGGCGTCGTCGTCACCCTCGTCGCCCGTGCCGTCGTCCACGCCCTCCGCTGGAGGATCTGGAACGTCCTCGACGTCGATCCCGGCGTAGCCCATGTCCGGATCGTCCGCGACGCGGCGCCGCTCCTCGATCGGGTCGATGGTTCCGTTGCCGATCAGGATGTCGCCGGTCTCGGCCTCGAGCTTCTTGACCTCCGCGCGCTCCTTGTCGGACAGGGACCACAGCGGCTCGAACGAGAAGGTGATCTCGGGGTCGATCTCGTTCCAGAGCGAAAGCTGGATCATCTGGATGATCGTCGTCAGCGGGTCCCGGAAGATGTTCTCCTGAGAGGCGTGGACGAAGTCGTAGAAGATCCGGACCTCGGCCTCGGACGACGCGTTCAGGCCCTTCGGCTGCAAGCCGAGGAGGATGGCCACCGGGATCGACGACACCGACGCCATCTGCTCCTGAGCCTGGGCTTGCAGGGCGTCGAGCGTGCCCAGCGGGGTCGAGATGTTGAAGAACTCCTCGGTCTCCTTGTCGAGCGCCATCGAGCCGCTGTTCGTGCGGATCAGGTTGAACAGCTCCAGGCGGTCGAGGACGCTGTCGTCGCCTTCTCCGTCGCCGGCCTGAAGCACCGAGGCCATGTTCGTGTAGATGCCGCTGACCGAGAACGACTCGATCAGGTCGCAGACCGCCTGACGCGTGCGCAGCCAGTTGTCGACGTAGGGCTTCGCCATCTGCGACATCGCGAGGCCGCCGAACGCGTACGCGGGCTTCAGGATGTCGGGGACCTCGCGGCCGACCAGCGTCAGGAAGCGCGAGGCGTGGACGGGCGTCGCCATGACGTACCACGTCGCGGGCTTGTACCAGTCGGCGCGCAGCGGGTCGGTCGAGTTGTAGTCCTGGGGGTAGGCCCACATCGGCTCGACGTTGCGGATGGCCTTCAGCGGGGTCTTCTTGCTGACCTTGCCCTTGCTGTTGTGGCCGCTGCCGATCGGCGTGCGCAGCTCGGTCGTCTCTGTGTCGACGCCGATGGCGCCCACGTCGAGGAAGATGTGGCCGCGCCCGAAGGCGTTGTCGTGCTCGGCCGCGACCCGGAAGACGTCGCGGACCTTCAGGTCCGTCATCCGCTTCTGGATGTCCTTGATCTTCGCGCCCTTCTCCTCGGAACGCTTCTTCTTCTCCGCGTCGTCCAACTCGCCATCGACGTCGCTGGTCACTTCGAGCTTGATCCACTTGCGGGTCATCTCGGTCGCGACTTTTTCGATGATCTTGCGGTACTCGGGCCGCTGCGTCAGCTCGGCCAGGTACGGGTAGCCGAGGAACGTCGTCCCCTCGGCGAACTGGATTCCGTTGCCCCACGCCCAAGTGTTGACCGCGCTGACCGTGGACGTGCCGACCGGCATCTCGTCCATGGCGAGGGTCGCGGCGCCTTTCGGCAGCACGCCGGGCGCGGGCTTGAACGCCTGGAAGATGTTGGGCTTCGCCGCGATCGCGTTCCTGTTCTTGCGCTCGATCTTGCGGTGCGCGCTCTCCAGGGCTCGCCGGCTGACCTTCATGCGGCCCCTCGGCTTCGGCTGCTCCTCGGCCTGCGCCGGCTGCTCGGCGCCGTCGAGGTACTGCGTGATCCCCTTCAGGATCTCCTTGGTCGGGTCCGACGAGGGACGCTTGGTGCGGTTCACCGTCATGGCAGGCGCCGTGAGCGAGCCATGCCGCGGGCTCGTTCGAGGGCGGATTTGTTGACCTTCATCGGGAGCCTCGCGTGGGTCTTGTGCATGACGGCGAGGGCCAGCGACATGACGCAGTCGTCGTGGAACCCTTCCGGCGCGGAATATCGCACGCCTGTCCGCGTGTATTCAAACTCAAACTGATCGAGTTCCTGCTTGATGACGCCGTCCGGGAAGGCGACCTGACCGTTCTGGATGGCGACGGCGAGGCCCTCCATCAGCTTCTGCTTCGACGCCGGGGTGAAGGTGTAGCCCTCGTAGCGCGAGCCCGGGTCCTTCTGCAGACTCTCGGTGATGGCGTCGCCGACGCCCGTGTCGTCGACCAGAGCGGGCTTCTTGCGCACGATGGAGTGGATGTTCGTGGTGATCGATTCCCACGTCGGGCCGCCGCCGCCCCATCGCCCGAATCGACAGACGCGCCCGTGGACGTCGAGGCCGGTGACGACCGTGTAGTCCTGCTTGCGCGCGAGGTCGACGCCGAAGACGACGGGTTCCGACTGGACGACGGCGGGGATGACGCACTTCGCGATGTGGTGCAGGCCGAACGGGTTTCCGCCGTCGTCGCTCGGCTCGGCCAGGTAAAGCTCGCGGAACACTTGCTCGGGGAGGACCGACTTCGCGTCGTCGATCTCCTCCTGGTCGAGGACGCCCGCGGCCACGGCGTCGAGCGCGGTGATCTTGTGGTAGCCGATCTGCGGGTCGTTCTTCGCCTCGCCCTTGCGGGCCATCGTGTAGAACCAGTTCCGCCGACCCTTCACGTTGCCGATCAGGCGGATCTGTCCGCGCGTGGCGGTCAGGGTCGAGCGCACGGCGTACCAGGCGGCCTCCTTGACGCGGGAGGCTTCATCGATGACGGCGGCGTAGACGTCCTCGCCGTACAGGCTGTCGGGCTTGTCGGCGGACTTGAACCACATGACCGCGCCGTTGATCAGCGTGATCGTCTTCAGCGTGATGTTGGCGACGCCGATGTCCGGGGGAAGGGCGCGCAGGCAGCGGCGGAAGGCGATGTCGGCCTGTCCGGAGACAGGCGCCACCCACCAGAAGTTATGGCCCTCCTTGCCGTGCAGCGCCTTCTCGGTGAACCAGACGATGCAGCCCGAGGTCTTGCCGGCCTTCGTCGAGGCCTCGATGCAGCTGTACCGGCGCGGGTCGTAGATCGCCTGGAACTGCTTCTCGTAGAGGAACGGTCGCTCGAACTCGAGGAGATACTCCTCGATGTCGATGGTCGCGCCCGTGGAGCCGGGCGGAAGCTCGAACTCGTCTTCCGGATCGAGCAGTTCCGCCTCGGCAAGCATGTCAGCCCTTCACGTCGTCCAGGGCTTCCCAGGCTGCTTGGCTCATGACGAACGGGTCGTCGGCGGGCTCGTCGGTGTTCCGAACCATGCACCACCCGCTCGTCATCCCCATCAGGAGCAGGACGTCGCCGTTCTCCTCGTGCTTGCGCGTCGGGATGTTGCGCCACTCCAGCGTCGGCGCGACAGGCGGCAGGCCGTCCATCTCTGCGGCCATCTGGAGCAGCTGGACGCCGCGCGAGGCCGTTCCGCCCGTCACTGTCGTCGAGGGGGTGTCGATGCGATCGATCGTCATATCCATCCCGGAACCATCCGCCTTCGGCGTCCACGTGACGTCGGCGGTCACCCCGTTGACCTCGGGGATTTCTTTGCCTCGCTCGTACCGTGCGATCTCCGTCATTTCTTCGTCCTCTTTTTCACGACCTTGCCCTCGATCTGCTTGGCGTCGTCCGACACCTGCTGCGGCCGCTCGTTGTCGAACACCAGCAGGGTGAACTTGCGCTTCAGGTTCTTCGGGTTGGTCTGGTTAGGAGCGGCCGGCGCGAGGATAGCTCGGAACGTCGCGCTCTGATACGGCGCCAGCTCGCCCGCGACCTTGATGGTCAGCCGCGCGTACTTCTCGAACTTGTTCTCGTCAGGGTGACGGCCAGGCTGCACGGTTCCGTCCGGCATCGGCTGGTAGTAGGCGGCCATGCCGGCGAACAGCCCCATGAAGTCGTCCAGCACGTCCACCGCCAGCTTGCGCCCGCTCGCTGACGCGGCGGCCAGCACACGCTCCGCAGCCTCGCCCTTGATGATCGTCTCGTTCAGCGGCTTGCCGCCCTTGGCGTTGCCGCGACGCTCGCCGGGCTTGGAACCTGCTGGCATCAGGTCCCCCGGAAAATCTGAGCGAGTGCAAATGTAGGGCGAACAGCGCGGTCAGGCATTGGAACCCCGGAATGTTTTCCGAACCGTGAAATCGTGTTTGCTGAACTCTGGATGGTTGATCCAGATCCAGCCGTAGAGGCTCCGGGCGAGGATCAGAGGTTCGGGAACGGGTCGTCCCAGGTTGAAGCGCGCCTTTACGCGGCGCTTCGACGGGAACTTGCGACGAGACATTGTGGAGATCCTCCGGGGGAACGGCCTCGTCTGTCCTACGCGCGGCGCTTCGCGCGCACAAGGGGAGGGGGCTTCGCCCCTTCGAGATCTAGAGGAGAGGGTTAGGCTTGCCGCCTACAGGGCATCTGCGCACGGTCGTCAAATGGACGCAACGAGATAGGCGTGCGCGGTCAGTCGGTTACGGGCTGAAATCAAATGGGCGCAAACAGATCGCCAAAATCGAAGCGTTTTTTTCAGGTTTGTTGCAGGTCAGCGCCTGACGACGCGCGAAGCGACCATCCGGGCCAGCGCGCCGGTGACGCCGTCGTCCTTGAAAACGGGGAGGCGGCCTGTCTCGCTCACGATGGCGTCCGCGCCTGGATAGTCGAGGAGATCCGCCGCGGTCATCAGCGCCGCGGCCACGATGCAGACCTTCATCTTCTCGCCGTCGATCGGCCCCAGGCGCTGGGCGACCTCGGCCAGGACCAGTTCGGCGATCGCTTGAACGTCGTCGCGGAAGACGGCGACCTCGTAGTTTAGGGGTTCGTTAACCGGCATCGCGCATCCTGACTTCCGTTCCTGTCCCCTGACCTAGACCACCTGAACGGAAGTAGCCATGACCCGACCGACCTGCGCCTGCGGCGCCATTCGCCTACCCTGTCTTTGCTGTCACTCCGGCTGTCTATGCCGGGACCATTCCCTTCGCACGAGCGAGCAGTTCGAGGGACGAGCGCGCGACCTTCTCGCTGGAGACGGGCTTGGCCACCGGCTGACCGTCGACGAACATCAGCCATCGGCTCCCGTTCTCTCCGTCCTGCCGCGCGTAGAGCTCGACGCCGTCCATGTTCAGGTACGCACCCCTGACCTGTCCGTGGGTAACCTGCCACTCGCCCATAGGGGGTACTCCCAAAAATAAATCGAAAAAACTGCGCAGCGGGCATGGACACCCTATTCGAAGCATAGCATCAAATCACCTATACGCTGAGTTGATCCACACAGACACCGGAGAGCGACCATGAACCTTCCTGAATACCGCAAGATCGTCGACGCGCTGAACGCAGACCTCGCCGCCACATTCGCGAAGCATGGCCTCAAGATGGGCAAGCTGAACGCGGCGGTCGACTCGCTGTCGGGCACCATCCGCTACACGATCGTCGCGGCCGACGCCGCCCTGAAGGACAAGGACGGCAACGCTGCCACCCCCGAAGCCCTTCGCTACACGAACTACGCTCAGATGATGGGCATGAAGCCTGAGTGGCTGAACCAGACCTTCCGGGCGGGCAACAACGAATACACCCTTCGCGGGCTGAAGGACGGTCGCGCGACGAAGTCCATCATCGTTGAGCGCGGCGGGAAGATGTACGTCATGACGCCCTTCGACGTCACCGCCGCCTTCAACCTCAAGGCCATCCGCGCAGCATAAAACCGAGAGGGAGCGTCGTCGTGCCGTTCATCACCACCCAACCCAAACCGTTCCACCCCGTCCGCACGTTCTTCTTCCACGCCCTGATGTGGACTGTCGCCTTCCTCGGCGCCGGCGCCATCGGGATCATCGGCTTCGCCTCCTACGTCGGCCTGATCTGAGGAACCGCACAATGTCAGACGCAGCATTCAAGGGCGCGCCCTACGGCGCCTACACCACGGACGAGCTCAAGGCCTTCATCGAGAAGAACCCGCAGCTCCCGGAGACAGCGAACAAGATGCGGGCAGAGCTGTTTCGCCGCGAGAAGGTCGCTGCCGGCGACGTCCAGGTCATGACCGATGGCGAGCGCCTGCGCTACGCTCGCGAGATGGAGGCCTTCGCGGCCAAAGGCGAGAAGATGCTGAAGGCGATCGCCGGCGTCATCACCGCGTGGGATCAATGGGCGGAAAGCAACGAGAAGGCTTCGCACGAACGCCTTCAGGCCGCGCTTCAGGTCATGGCCGAGTCGATGTACGCCGGGATGCCGATGGACATGGTTCTAGAGGTCAGCATCGCCTACCTGATCATGCGCGACGGCGCGCCCGTCCCCTACGGGATCATCCCCGACATCAGCTTCGACGAGGCCCTGATCCCGCTGCGCGCGATGACGCCTCCGAACCAGAGGACCGTCTGATGCGCGGCCTGATCCAGTTCCTGAAAAGCGACGAAGCCATGTCGTACGGCCTGATGTTCGCGAGCGTGTTCTTCATCGCGTCGGTGCTGCTGTGAGTTGCTCTACCGCCTTCCCGCGATTCGACCTGTCGACGCTTCCGGAGATCCCCGAAGGGTTCGTCGACTCGTCGTGGCATGACGACGTTTGCCCTTCGTACATGAGCGAGGATCTCGGGCTTCAGATCTTCATCGACTACGTCGACGTCCAGGACCGCGAATATCCGAGGACGGCTCGCTTCAGCGTCTGCGACCTCGACCTCATGGCCGAGGGAAGGACTGAACTGAACAGCGACGACTGGAGCGAGATCCTCGCCTTCGTCGACACCCGGAGAAAATCATCATGACCAGCGCGATGATCAGGACCCCGGAGGACGCGCGCGCATTCCTGACGGCGGGACGCGCGGTCCTGACCCTGAAAAGCCTTCGGACCGGCGACCACCTGACCTTCAAGGTGAAGGCGGCGACGAAGCCGGGCTCCGTCTCGCACTTCGTTTCGGTGCGCGCCGGATTTCCCGGAGAGAACAAGTTCAGCTACCTCGGCACGATCTCGGACACGGCGTTCAGGATCGGGCGCCGGGAGAAGACGCCCTTCGGCGAGAACGACCGCCAGCCGCGGGCCTTCAAGTTCCTGCTGGAGAACCTCGTCCGCAACCAGATGCCTCCGAGCATGGAGATCTGGCACGAGGGACAGTGCGGGCGCTGCGGACGCGCCCTGACCCACCCGACCAGCATCGCCTCCGGGATAGGCCCGGAATGCGCACGAAAGATGGACCGATGAGCAACCGCTTGAAGAAACCTGCCCTCAACTACCGGCTGACGCTGAAGACCGACGTCCTGAAGGCGCTGATGCTGGCGCCGAAGAAGCCGTTCACCTTCCTGCCGCTCTACGGGCAGGGGAACGAGATCAACGTCGCGATCTCGACCAGCATGGCCGACCAGCTCATGACGTTCGCCAAGCCCGGCGAGAACCTGTCCGACACCGTCGTGCGGATCTTGAACAGGCCATGAGGACCCTGACGAACATGGTCCTGTTCTACCCGGTGACGTCGCTTCTGCTGGCGACGTCGCTCCTCTGCCTGATGGCGATCGTCGCGCTGAACAGGAGGGCGCGCACGGTCGCGCGCTGTCTCCTGATCCTGTCGCCGGCCGCGCCGCTGTTCCTTCTCTCGTTCGCCCTGACCGTCGCCCGCGCTTCCGTGTGGTGGCTGACAGCCAGGATGCCGAACGCCCCCGCCATGAGACGCGCGGTAGCGCAGCTCGAAGCCGAGTTTTCAACCGCCGCTCCCGCGGCATCAGACGGAGGAAGACGTGAACATTAGCCTGCTCGCGAAGAAGTTCAGCGATTACCACAACAGCGGCTTGTCCAAGGGACAGGCCTTGATGATCGAGGACGGCATGCCCGCCGCACTCGCCATGTCGGCCGACGAGCGCGCGGCGGCCCGCAACCTCAACAGCGCGATAACCACCATGCCCGGCGAACCCGTCGTGAATCGACTCGTCCCACAGGAGACCGAACAGATGAAGAAGATCGCATTGCTCGCCAAGAAGGCGTCGTCGAAGAAGTCCATCCACATCCCGCGCAAGCCGAAGGCGAACCCCAAGCTCCCGGCGACTCACCCGGCGAACCGGGGCGCGAAAAAGACGACCGTCCAGGCCCGTCGCGCGCTGAAGCCGACCACCGAACGCTCGAAGAACCGCGTGCCCGGCGTCGACGTCGCCGAGTTCACGTGCGTCGCCGCGGGCGTGACGATGGAGATGCTCGTCAAGAAGTTCGGGATCGAGGCCCACCCGATGCGCGCGAAGATCCACTACGCGAAGCATCAGCTCGGCTACACGATCGAGAACCGCGACGGACGCTACTTCGGCACGCGCCCGGTGGCGAAGTGATCGAGCCGATGGGCGGCTGGATGGGGCTCGCGGCGAAAGCCGCGACCGCCTCAGATCCCGGAGGGAGGCAGGTCGGCGCCCTGATCGTCGGGGCTTTCGGAAACAGGCTGGAGCCCGGCTGGGCCGGCATCCAGTCCGAACACGGCGTCGTGGCGTGTCCTCCCAGGCTCGACAAACCGGAGAAATACTACTGGTCCGAGCACGCCGAGCGCAGGGCGATCGCGGCGGCCGCGGCGAAGGGCTGGGCGCTCGAAGGCGCGACGATCTACGTGACGTGGTTCCCGTGCATGGACTGCGCGCGCATGATCGTCGGCACTCGGATGGCCGAGCTCGTCTACGGGCGGGAGCCGGATCTCGACGACCCGAAGTTCGGCGAGGACTTCAAGCGCGTTAAGGACCTTCTGACCGAGGCCAAGGTGAAGTTCAGGTGCGAACCCGTGGAGGAAAACTGATGCGAAAATACGTCTCACCGAACGGAGACGAGATCCTCGGCACGCTGGAAAAGCTGACGGGCCGGGCCGAGATCTCCGGGATCGAGGACGACGGGACGCCTGTTTACTCAGGCGGCACCGAGATCTTCTACGACGATCAGGTCACCATCATGAAAGACGGCAGGATGGTGTTTCTATGCACCGAGGGCGACGAGTGGACGTTCGATCAACTGAAGCTCGCACCGTGAAACCGCTCGTCATCGGCCAGGCGCCGAGCAGCTCATCGAACCCCGACTGGCCGCTGTCCGGAAGATCCGGGCGGCGGCTGGCCGCGCTGTGCGGCGTCGACGAGGCGGACTTCCTCGAGCATTTCGACAGGGTCAACCTGATCCCGACGTTCCCGGGGAAGGCCGGGAAGGGCGACGCCTTCCCGATCAATGAGGCGCGGCGCTCGGCGATGGTCGTCCGCAACATGCGGCCACGGCAGGTCATTCTCCTGGGAGACAACGTCCGCCGCGCGTTCGACGTCGTCGAGGGCGCGCCCCTGTTCAGGTGGTTTCGGCTCGGGCCTCACCGCGCCGCGATCGCGCCGCACCCTTCGGGGGTTTCGCGCTGGTGGAACGAGCGGGAGAACGAACAGCGCGCGCGGTCTTTTTGGCTTTCGCTGGCAACAGGACGCCGTCTCTGATCGCGGCGGCGATGTGCATCATCATCACCGGAGGGACGGAGTTTCCGAGCCGCTCCCACTGCTGCGCGTACTTCCCCTTCAGGACGAAGTCGTCCGGGAATCCGCAGATCCGCTTCAGCTCGTCGATCGTGAAACGTCGTTTCTTCGTGACGCCCGCCTCGTCCTTCGTCCAGATCTCGCCGGCGGGGTTCAGGCCGTTGCCCGCGCTCGGGCCCGTGCCGATGGTGGCCGACGGCATGTCGGGCGAGTCGATCTGCACGTTCCCGAAACCTCCCCGGCCTCCGATCCCCGTGATCTCCTCGACCACCTTGTAGTGATGCGAGGCGTTGCCGGCCTTGCCGTTCGTGATCGTGGGGCAGGGCCTGTCCGTGACGTCCCGGGCGCCGGCGAACGTCCCGCTGCCGCCCGTGTCGTGAATCACCTTCACGTCGTCCTTGACCATGATGTGATGCGGCGTGGTGACGATGGTCGCGCACGGCCTGTCCATCATCTCGCCGGCCGACTTGAAGGCGCCCTGCATGTCGTGGACCGCGCTCGACAGGTGCGGGAGGGCGTCGCGCACGCTGTAGCGATACTGCAGCGGTACCGGGAACACCGGGTCACCGGGAACGTCGTCCCGCACGCCGACGAAAATGATGCGCTGTCTCGCCTGGGGGACGCCGAGCCACTGAGCGTCGAGCAGCTGCGCCTGGACGCGGTACCCGACCTTCAGCCGCTTCAGGATCTCGAGGAAGTAGCCCTTGGCCGCCCCCTTCACGAGGCCCGACACGTTCTCGGCCACGAACACGCGCGGCATCAGTTCGTCCCGCAGCTTGCAGTATTCGAAGAACAGATCCTCGTTCTTCTGGCTGGCGCCGTGCTCGTAGTGCTTGTCCTTGCCCCATCCCTTCTCGCGCTGCCCCGCCGTCGAGAACGCCTGACAGGGCGGCGACCCGTCGAACACGTCGAGCTCGCCGGGCTTCAGCCCGACCTGCTTCAGGATCTCCGCGCCCTTGAGCAGCTTGATGTCGCGCCCGTCGATCTGCGTGTAGTCGGCCTTGTTCGCGGCGTAGCTGTCCTGAGCGACGGGAACGAACTCGTTGGCGAGGAGGACTCGGTACCCGGCCATCCGGTACCCGGTCGAAGATCCGCCGCAGCCGGCGAACGTCGAAACGACGGTCAGACCATTCCACGGGATCTTCCGGATCTCGCTCATGAGGGGGACGCGGTAGGGAGGCTTGCTGTCGTCGGTCACGTAAGGGTCTCCGTCATACTCGATGTGATGTTGGCTCACGAAGGCGCCGGCGATACCGGTTGCCGAGACCGTCGGGGACGGGTCGACGTCGAGGTCGGTGATCCTGTCCGGGGTCTTCGACGTCGGGATCTTCTTGCGGAAGTTTCCGTCCCTGACCTTCAGCAAGAAGACCACGGGTTACTTCTTCGGCTTGGCCACGCGCGCCTTCCTGGGCTCAGGCTCTGCCGGTACCGCCGAAGATCCGCTCCAGCGATAGCTGCACTTCGGACACTGATGCTCGGTCGGGATGCTCTCGTCGAACGCCGCGAAGCCTGTCGGCGGCGTGACCACGGGGTTCGTCATGTAGGACACGAGCGAGGCTTGGTCGAAGCCGGTCAGCGCGAGGGGAAACTTAGACAACTGCAACTCTCCGAGCTCCAGCTTCAGGAGGTCCTTGTCCCAGCCGGCGAGCGCGGCGGCCTGGTTGTCGGCGATCACCATCGCGCGCTTCTGCGACGGGCTCAGGCCCGGGCGCACGATGGTCGGGATCTGAGCGTAGCCCAGCTTCTTCATCGCCATGACGCGACCGTGGCCGGCGAGGATCATCCCGTCCTCGTCGACCAGCGCGGGCTGCGTGAAGCCGTATTCCTTGATCATCGCGGCCAGCGTGTCGACCTGGTCGGGAGTGTGCGTGCGCGGGTTGCGCGGGTAGGGTTTGAGATCGTCGACCTTGCGCATGACAATCTTGTTCGCCGTGAAGTTCTCCGCGGGCGCCGCCGCCGTCGCCTGTTTCGCCATGTGCCTCTGCCTCGGTTGGGGACCTGAGCATCCGCTGTAGCCGGGCATCGGCGCCGTGTCTATCCGATCGGTCGCGCGGAGCTGCTCGACCATGGAAACCGGAGGGTCGGTGTCAATCCTGTTTCTTTTGCAAAACGGGCATGGCCACCGGCCCGGAATGTCCATTGTCTATCGGGCTCCGGCGAGAAGGCGCTTGCCCCGCCCACCCTCGCCGGTCACTGGACCGAGGCGTGGAAAGCCTCCCCCAGGATCTGCGACTCGGTCCCTTTTTGGAGGAGCGACAAATGTCAGACCCGAACCTTGTTTTCAAACTGTCCGAGATCCGGTCCCTGTCGTGCGTGGACTGTCAGAGGAAGCTGTCCTGCGACGGCATCGAGCCGGTATCGCCGCGGTTCGACCTGCGGACCTTCGTGTGCCGGCGATGCTCTACGCAAGAGACCTTCATCATCGACGTCAGCGACAAGGTCCCGGCCGGCGTCCCCTCAATAGAACCCGGTCAACTCCGCCAGCTCGTCGACTCGAGTCGGCGCCTTCACGTCCAGGGCGTTGCGCACGATCTCGCTGATGTCGGTCTTGCGCTCGTCGACGGGGCGGAAGGCGATCATCGGCCACGGAGCCTCTGACCCGCTCCTCGGCGCCTGGATGTCCGGGACCTCGACCAAGCTGATCCCGGGCATCCCTTTTCTTGCCTGATCGAAGCTGAAGGGAAACTCGCCGAAGGCGGCGACGGTGTAGACCTGATCCTTGACAGGGACGGGGCCGTAGCGGCTCCCGTCGAGCAGGAAGATGTCGAACTCGACGACGCAAACCACCTTCTGACCAACACGATCGATCGCCACGACGCAGACCCTCCGGATGAACACCCGCCCCGTCGTACATCCGGACGAGGTCAGGTGTCCATGCTGGAAAGCAACGACGCCCGGTCCATTTCTGAACCGAGCGTCGAAGGGCCGTCCCGTCCGTTCACTGGAGGAGCGCAAGTGGTCGTGACACCCGCGCCGAGGTGGATGTAGCACGAGCGCGACAGGCCGGGTCAACACAATTCGGCGGTGACGCCCGAGCGGTGACGGACCCGGTGACGCGGCCTGAAACGGTGACACGTTCCGCTCTAAGTCGTTGTTTTGTCGAAAAGCGTCGGCGCGTCACCGCTTTTGTTTCGTCGGGCGAGGCGCCCCTTGGCCCGCTCGGCAGCGTCGTATCTGTTGTGGCAGCCTTGGCACCCGTGCAGAAGGTTCCCGTCGTCGCAGTCTTCCGGGGTGTGGTTCAGGTGCATGACCGTCAACACGATCTTGACGATCTTCTCGCCGTTGTTGAACAGAGGCCGGAAGGGCTGGAACGCCTCGCCGCACCAAAAACCTACCTCTCCGTTGCGCCGCAAGCAGCGGCCATCAACATCAGGCCCGTGCTGCTTTCCGCATATCCCGGTGCATTCGCAGCGGTTCCCCGACCGTGCGGCGATCCGCGGCACGACCTCGGTCTTCCAGTTCCGGGGGTACCGGGCTTTGTTTTCAGGGCGGATGGGCATCAGAACGGTCCTAAACTTTAGAAGGGGATGTCGTCGTCCATGTCGTCGCCGAACTTCCCGGGAGGAGCCGCGACGCGCCTCCGGGACGGCCCAGCGTCGCCGCCAGCAGATCCGTAGTCGTCGGGGCTGGCGTTCTCTCGCCCGCCGTCGCCGAGCGCCTGGAGGGCCTCCAGCTTGCAGTTGAAGCCGTTCAGCACGGTCTCGGTGATCCAGTGCTTCTGGCCGTCCTTGTCGTAGGTCCGGGTCATCTGCTGGCCCTCGACGTAGACCTTCATGCCCTTCTTCAGGCGCTCGCCGGCGAACTTGACGAGCCGCTCCTGGAACACGCGCACCTTGTGCCACTCGGTTCGCTCCACGCGCTCGCCCGTCGCCTTGTCCCGCCACGACATCGATGTGGCGATCGACATGTCGACGAAGTCGCCGTGCTTGCCGTTCACGACGGTCGGGTCCTGCCCGAGGTTCCCGACGAGGATCACCCTGTTGACCGATCCAGCCATCTTGTTCCCCTCCCTGCTGCGGCGTGGACGCCGATGACGTATGTCGCCTCGTGGACTTTACCCGTCAGGCCCCACAACACCAGCGCGAGGAGGAACTGGTCGATGCCGTACCGCTTCCAGAACCTGTCCTCGTTCATGTCGTGCTGCTCGGCGTGATGCTCGCCGCACAGCGGGAGCGCCCATCGGTCGTCGGGCTTCTGCTGTCCGCCCGCGGGCTCCTTGCCGTGGATCTCGCTGCCCTGTCTGATGTGCGCGGCCTGGATCTGCGACGACAGGAAGCCTGACCGCATGTCGCCGGTCGCGCAGCAGACGCAGACCAGCTTGCGGACGAACGCGAGGTGGTTCGGCCTCTCCTCGCGCGGGGTCTTGAACGGTTTGAGGCGGGAGGCGAAGCCGCCTTCCGGAACGACTCGCGATGCCATCAGTCAGGGTCCTTGTCGTGGGAGATCTGGAGCAGGTCCTCGGCGAGGTCCCGCATGGCAGGGTCGGCCTCGCTCGACAGAAGCCGCGCTTTGGCCTGCAGTCGCGTGACCATCCTCGCGTTCAGCTCGATCGACCGCCGAAGTTGTCTGGTAAGCCTGTCATCGAGGCGGTTTTCACGCGACACCATTGCTCTGCAAGGACCCACGGTAAGGGCACCGTTCGGATCTTTCTTCGACCAGATCTCGCTGGCGAACTGCATGACGCGACCGTAGCCGAACAACTCTCCGAGCTGGCGAACGGCGTTTTCTTCTTCGTCCATAGTCATGATCGCTCCTAAAACACCGTCGAGGGCGGCTCGTCGCCCATGCTGGTGATCTCTTGCCCGGTCGCCTGATCGACGATCGGTTCTTGCTTCTTCTTCTTCGGCGCCGGCGGCCACTGTATCCCGCGGCCGAAGACGCGCTTCCCGGTCGGCCAGACGTAGTGGATCATGCGCTGGCGCTCGCCTTCCTCGGGGACGTGGTCTGGATCTGGCATCTCTGAAATCCCTATGACGTTCGCCGGCAGCAGCTGATCGCGGAATCGCTTCGTCTGCGCCTTCATCTTGTTGCGGTACTTGTCGTGCGTCTCGCCTTCCTCCTGCGGGACGGTCTTCTTGTACTCGAGCCCGAGGTCCACCCACCGAACGACGTACATCACGTCCCTGCCGACCTCGAGGCCGGCGGGCGGCTTCATGGCTAGGCTGCTGTTCATCACGCGCAGCAACGCCTTGAACAGGCCGGCGTTGTTGTCGGTCAGGAAGAAGCCCTCCGGGCGGTCCTTGTTGCTGTTCTCGATCACGCTGTCCGGGATGTGCTGCGTCGGCTCGACCGAGACCATGCTGGTGATGTCGTCGCCGTCCTCGTCGACCCCGATCTTCACCTTGCTCAGAACGAAGCTCCAGTTCAGGCCGTCGTCGCCCTCGCGCTGCTTGTTGACCTTCACCCGGCGCATGACGCGCCCGTCCTCGTCCCGCTTCTCTTTGACGTTGGCGCCCTTGCCGTGCTGCTTGTCGTCCTCGAACACGCGCTCGACGAGGAGCGCGGCCTCGATGTTGTTGAAGAAGATCTCGTTGCCGCGGTGCTTTCCCTCGGCGTTCGTGTGGCCGACGATCCAGAGCGGACAGGCCGTCTTGTCCTTCACGATGGCGTAGTTGTTCATGATCTTGTTCAGATCCTCGCTCTTGATCTCGCTCGACCCGCGCGTCGCCGCGTTGTGGGTGTCGACGATCGTGGCGGCGTAGGGCAGCTTGAACCGCTCGGCCAGCTTCAGGATGTCCTCGGCCAGGCTGATCGCGTTGTCCTCGTCTGCGTACAGGTTCGGCGGACGGGTCAGCCACGCGAACGAGTGGAGATCCTCGGGGTGGATGCCGTGATGCTTCAGGTATGCCCGGAGGCGATTCTCGAAACCGGTCGCGCCCTCGTAGGTCAGATAGACGAACCCGCCCGGCGTCACCTTCTTGCCGGCGAACTGCTTCCCGAAGTGGACGTGCATGGCCATGTCCAGCGTCTCGAAGGTCTTCCCCGATCGGCTCGGGCCCATGATCAGGAGGTTGTCGTCCATCGGTACGATGCCCTTGATCCGCCACGGGTAGGCGCGGACGGGCGCCCCGAGATCCCGCGCGGTGCGCGCGCCGTACTTCGACTCGTAAGGCTTCGGCGTCCACGCCGGCAGGCCGTCCACGATCTCCAGCAGCTGCTCGCGTGTGCCTCCGCTTTCCCGCCAGTCTTTGACGTCGCCCTTCACCGGGCAGGCCGGCCACACGTCCTTGAAGTTCAGGGTCCGCACGCCGGCGCCGACCGCGGTCAGCATCGCGCCTATCTTGTCGGCGCGCTCGGAGCCCGCCTTGTCGTTGTCCTTCAGGATCACGACGTCCCGCGCGTTGCGGAAGAACTCGGCGCAGGCCTGGGTGAAGTTGCCGGCGCCGCCGCTGTTCGTCACGGCGAGGAGACCCCACTCGATCAGGACGTCGACCTTCGCCTCGCCCTCGGGCAGGAAGATCGTGCGCTGCTCGTCGCGCTCCTCGGTCAGCTCGGGCGCGACGTCGGCGGCGTTGTAGAGCCACGGCTCGATCGGGGGAAGATCGGTGAAGTAGCGACGCTGTGTCAGTTTCCAGTCGACGAACTTCTTCTCGTCGAAGCGCATCCATGTGTCTTTGTAGAGCATGAACTCTTGCGGGTTGCCGCGCCCGTCGTCAGTCGACAGCGACCAGATCCACTCGCCCTCGGGAGATGGCCGACGTTGCATGAACGTCTTCCAGGGCTTGCCTTCCTTGGTCAGGTGCCACGAGCCGTCCGGAAGCCGCTTCTGGCTCCTTATCGTCTCGTAGAGGAGCGTCCCTTCGGGGCTGTAATACTGCCACGCTTTGACGATCTCGTTCTTGCCTTGCGCTTTCGCAGCGTCTCGGCGAGCCCGACCCTCGCCATCTGGTGAAGGACCCGAGTCGCCGCCTGTCCTCTGCTCAGGCTTGGGTGAAGCGACAGCTCGCGCGCGATCAGGTTTTCCCACAGCTCGTCCGGCGTCTCCGGACAAGGTGACGCCGACCTGCTGCGCGAGTTCCTTGACCGCGTCGACGAACGAGTAGCCTTCGAAGGTTTGGAGGTAGTCGAAGCAGTCCCCCGGCTTTTCCCCGCCATTGCCGAACTCCTTGTAGAAGCCTTTGCTGTCGCTGATCGTGAACGACGGGTTGTCCGCCATCACGAACTCGGACCCCTGTTTGCGCAGGGCGTTCTTCTTGCCGATCAGATCCGACAGCACGACTCGGCTGCGGATCTCATCGAGTTCTCGTTCTTCGAATGCCATTCCAACTTCCCGTCAGGCGATAGCAGGAAACTTGTCGAGCTCTTTGCCGAAACCCGTCCACCCCGCACGTCGCTGTCTGCTGTAAATGTCGGCGCGCCGCCAGCCCGGAGTCAGGTTTTCAAAATGTTTGTAGACCTCGTCGGGCTTGCGGCTGTGCTCGCGGGCGAGTCCCTCGATCTCGACGCCCTCCGACGACTCGATCAGGTTCTTGATCGACCGTCCGCGCAGCTTGTTCTTGCCCTTCGTGGCGATGATGAACGGCTCGCAGACGCTGCGCATGACGTGGCCGGTGCCCCATCGAAGCTTTCCGTTCTTGGTGCGCTTCGACCAGGCGCCTCCGGTCTGAACCCGGAGCCCCCACACGTTCTCGACGATCATGTGCTGCTTGCCGAACAGCGGCCACGTACACCACACGATCACGGCGCCGCCGTCGTGCAGGAGATCCGCCACCGGCAGGCCGTAGATCTCGTCCCACGTCTGCGTCTCGTACTGCGAGTCCGGGGACTTCGCCTTCCCCTTCTCGGACCACGTCGCCCACGGCCACGCCGGGTCGATCATGACGAGGTCGAAGGAGCGCGGCTTCAACGGCGCGAAATCGAACGTCATGCTCGCTCCCGCATGAAGAAGCCCAGCTTCTGGTAGGGCTCGATCGACAGCTTCAGCGGCTCGATCACGCGGTTGATCGTGGTCACGGCGTCCTCGACGTAGAACCGCTGCGAGGAGATCCCCTTCGCCATGCTGACCGACGCCAGCTTCGCGGTGTCGATGCAGCCGGACCCCATGCAGCGATAGAGATGGTCGGCTATCCGCCAGTGGTCGGGGTCGAGGCCGACGGTCTTCCCGTCGTGCTCGAACAGCAAGGGGGACGTGGCGTCGGCGTCCTTGCTGTTCAGCGCGGCCTTGGCTCGCGCGCGCTCTATCTGCTCCTCTGACAGCGCGCGCGGCGCGGGCTTCGGAACGTGCTTCTGCACCTTGGGGTTCGGCTTCCCGCCGACCAGGCCGGCGCCGGGGTTCCGCGCGACTAAGCGGCCCTTCTCGGTCAGCGTCATGCGACCGTGGTCGTCTCGGTTGAGCCTGCCCTCCTTGACGTAGCGATAGAACTCCGGAGCGATCTGCCTGAACGTGACGTTCGGCCACCATTTGTTGCGGATCTTGTTGATGACGACGGTCGCCACCATGCCTTCGGGGGGGCCCGCGTCCAGGATCTGAAACATCATCTGGAAGTTCGTCGGGATGCCGGGAGGGCGCGGCACCGAGACGTAGGCGCCCGGCAGGTTCGGCTCCTCCGGCTCCTCGCGCGACTCGAGTCGGTCGACGGTCCTCTCGCTCAGGGGGACTGTTCGCTCGTCGTCGATGCCGATCACCAGAGAAACAGCGACAGGTTTCGAGATCTCCACCGCGACACCCTCCCCGATATGCTTCTCGCCATACAGGGCCAGAATATCGCGCAGCAGATCTTCCTTGTGCTTCAAAAGAGGCATCTCGGACAACGCGATCTGCACCCTCACCAGCTCGGCGCGCGCGCATGACAGGAACTGCTTCGTAACTTCGTCGGTCATTTTTTCTTCTTCCACTTCCTGTCTTCCTCGGCCTTGCGCTCCAGCTCCTGCTGCTCCATCCATTCGATCAACCGTCGAACGTCGTTCATCATGAGCCACTCGCGGCGCCAGCCCTGCATCATCTTGCTGCCCTCGACCCGCTGCCGCTGCTGGATGATCGCCATCCGCTTCAGCGCGTAGTCGAGCATTCGTTCCTTCGGTCTGTCCTTCAGCCATTCGGCGTCGTGCTTCTGGATGTCGGCCATGATCTGGTCGGCGGGGAGGAGGTCGGTCGGCGCAAGCGGGTCGACCTCGGTCTGTTCTTCGGGATCTTCGCTCAAAACGGGATGTCGTCATCATCGTGGATGAAGCGGGACGCGACTCGCCTCTTGGAAGCCGGCGCCGTTACGGCGTCGACCAGTTTGGGCTTCTTCGGGATGGGCAGCAGCGCGTTGTCTTTGTGGCCAAGCTTGTAGGCGCCGTACGCTGCGATCAGATAGGCCTCGGCGCGCTGGTGGTCTTTCATGCGCTTCAGCGGTTCGGCGAGGTGCGGGAATTTCTCGATCGTCAGAAGCCGCGCCTCCTCCTTCGAGGCCTTGCCGCCGCGCATGCCGAAGTGACCCTTCCAGCTCTGCGACGCGACCATCGTGGGGCGGATGTCGAGGCACCCCAGGACGGCCTTGATGGCGAAGAAGCCGCCGCCGAACCTGAACAGCGACGTGTTGCCGAACTTGATCTCCTCGCCGGTCTTCTCGTCGCGACCAGGCCGCGCGTTGACGATCTCGAGGAAGACGTGCTCGGGGCGGAAGGCCCAGAAGATGTCGCGCAGCGCGGGGTAGTCGAGCTCGCGATGCTTGCCTTCCTCCGTCGTCGGCAGGTCCACGACGACCTCCCGGTTGACGAACTCGTCGGTGAACAGCGCGACGGCGCCGTTGATGCCCGGATCTATCCCCACGACTCTGACCACGACGATGCCTCCGGTTGCGGGACGGCCAGTCCCTTAATGCGCTCTCGGGTTCGGACCGCGTCCGACCTGACTGAGGTTCGCTTCCGCCTTGTCGGCGAGCTCACGAACGCGGGCCGACGCTGAAGACGTGGGAGCGGCCGCGCTGGCGCCGGGCTGTCGAAGGTGGCGCGGCCGCAGGTCTTCGTCGGCTTCCGAGGTTTCTTCCGGCTGTTCGCCGGTCGTGCGCAGGAGGTCCTGGTTCTTGCCCCACTCGCGCTCGCAGTAGACCTCGAAGTGGAAGCGCAGTTCTTCGCGCGCGACGGGGTCCATCTTGCGAAGCTTCATCAGCCAGGCGAACGCGGTCTTGTGAAGCTTGTCGTTGTCGACGGCTGTCTGGATCAGCTCGCCCTTGCGCTGGTTCGCGTCCGACGCCGTCTTGCTGGCGTTCGCGACCTTCGCGATCAGATCCTTCAGCTTCTGAGGTTTGATCGCTTCGTGGACCGTTTGGTCGGCCACCGGTTCTTGGATTGTCTTGGCCATGCCGTCTCCTTCGAGATGTGACGGCCCCCGCAAAGAGCGACCTGATACGGGGGCCGTCGGTATCGCTGCGCAGCCGGGTGGAACGCAGCAATTCTGAAAAGGATGGGCAGGTCGCCGGCTGCTAATGATTGAACCATCCGATTCAGTCAACTGGCAACCGTTGTGCGACGCGGAACGGATCTCAAGCGACTCGCGCGCGGTAGTTAGATCTCTACAGAGTTAAGGAAGGGGCGCTTCAGGCGCCCTTCCCTGAACCATCAACTCCTGCGTTTCAAGGCCGCGCGCGAAAGCTCTGTCACCGATTTTCAGTGTTGCTGTCAACGGGTACGCCGATCGGTGACGGAAGCGGGTGCGGGCCGGTGACGGTGACGTCCGGGCGGCCATGTCCATGCAAACGATGGGGCTTTTCTCGCGTCACCGGGGATCGGGTCCGCAACCGACTTTTCCCCACTATTTTCGCTCCGGGAACAAAAACGCTGGACGACCCTAAACTGTGCGTATAGGTAGCGGGCACTGCGAGTCTCCCGCTCGCCGCGCCAGACGGAGGAAACCATGGACGAACTCTACGAGGGCATCGCCCGGAACATCGCGACGAGCCGCCGCTCCGTCATGCACGTCATGAGCGACGGACACAGCCCGCCGTTCGCCTATTCGATCGGGAACAGCGTCTGGAAGGCCGGCGCGCTCCCGGAGGTTCTGATCATCGGCATCAATCCGCGAGTCTCGCAGGTGATCATCAACGAGGTCAGCGACAGACTGATCGTCCAGGGCGTTCCGCAGGATCGCCAGCTTTTCATGCTCGACGGCGGGAAGGTCCCGCTGATGCTCGTCTTCTGCAAGCCGCTGGTGAAGGACGTCTACACCCTGCAGGCCGGCCGGTACCTGAAGCGCGAGGACTACGACGTCATGCAGATCGTCGTCCCCGACGAGAACGGCCTGTTCCCGTGGCAGCCCGGATGCTCCGAGATCTACAAGAACATCCCGTTCCTCGGCGAGACGGTTCAGTAGCATGTGGATCTGTTTGAACGACGCCTTCCTGTCGATCGTGAAGAAGGACTGCGCGAACGACGAGCTGCTCGTCCGCGCGCGGCGCAAGGGAGACATCGAGAAGGTGTTCTCCGGCGCCGTCGTCACCCGATACACGAAGTCGGATTACCTGTTCCGTGCGCGCGTGAAGGTGTCGGCCGTGTCGCAGGTGATGATCAACGAGGCCACCCGCATCAACTACGCGAACTTCAAGAACAGCGTGAAGGACAAGGACCTTCACGACGCCTACCTGAAGATCTGGACCGCGATGGCCGCCCTCCAGCCCACCGAGCCGTACACCGGGAAGAAGCGAAAGGTCGCGAAGCGATGAACATGCACGTCCCAGCCCTGAAGCGCAGCCTTCAGGACGTCGTCGCGGAGTACGACCTGAAGCGCGCCGGCATCGACGAAGCGATGGCCGCCCACAAGCGCGCCTGCAATGACCTGAAATCCTCGGCCGCGGTCGGCGGCACGTTCGGAGCCTACGTTCTTCACAGCCTCGCGGACAACGTCCACCGCAGCGACATGGAGAAGGCGCTGCTGAAGTCGGCGTGGCTTCACGTCTACGAGGGCCTGAGCATCAATGTCGTCGCCAGCGCGCGCGATCGCAAGCTGTTCGAGCAGTCGATGGAGAAGCCGGCGCCGTTCACGCTGGAGAACATAGGCGCCACGTTCGGCCGCTACATCCTCGACCCGCGCGGCAACATCCTGCGCGGACTCGCGGAGACGTTCTGCTCGCTCGACCAGTCCTACAAGAGCCACGAGAAGATGAAGATCGGCGTCGCCGGGCTTCCGAAGCGGATCGTTCTGTCCAACGTCGGCTCCTATGGATCTCGCGGGCGCGAGGAGTTGAAGGACGTCCTGAACGCTCTGGCGTCCTACCGCGGCGAGCCCTTGATCGAGAACGTGGATCTGAGGCCGATCGATGATCTTCACAGCTCGATCAGGGCGACGTCCGGCCAGGTCGTCATCCCCGACAAGCTCGACGAGGACGGGAAGGTCATCCGCAGGGGCGGACTGACCATCAAGAAGTTCCTGAACGGCAACGCGCACCTGATGTTCAACCAGGCCGCGCTGCGCGACATCAACAAGGCGCTGTCCGACTACTACGGCGAGGTCCTGCCCGACTGCCCGGAGGAGCGCCCGGCGAAGCAGGCGTCGACCGAGGTCAGTAAGGACCTTCAGTTCTACCCGACTCCGTCGAGCGTGGTCGCGCTGACCCTGCGGAAGATCGCGCACAAGTTCGGCGACGACTTCCTGAAGGGGAAGAAGTTGCTCGAACCGTCGTGCGGAGACGGGCGGTTCATGGTCGCCGCCCACGCCAAGGGCGCCAGCCCCTTCGGCTTCGAGGTCGACATCAACCGGACCCTGGAGTGCAGGAAGCGCGGCCTGCGCGTGCTGTGCGCGAACTTCCTCGAGACCGAACCCTGCGGCACCTACGACGTCGCGCTGATGAACCCGCCGTTCTACGGCAAGCATTACGCGAAGCACGTCCGCCACGCCTACAAGTTCCTGAAGCCGGGCGGGCGCCTGATCGCGATCCTGCCGGCGACGGCGCGCGACCACGGCTTGCTCGACGACGTCGGCGTTCGGTCCCGCTACATGGACGCCCCGTGGGACGACCTCCCGGTCGGCTCGTTCAGCGAGTCCGGCACCAACATCAACACCGTCCTGTTCATCGTCACGAAGGAGTCCTGACACATGGCCACGTCTTTCCCGTTCCTCGCCATCGCGCGCCACTTCGACATCCCCTACGGAAGGGTCATTCGCACGGCGGAGGCATTCGGAAACCCGGAGATCGTCTTCAGCCCCGAGACCTCGCTGGAATACAACCAGATGATCGGGACGCTCGCCTACTTCGCTATCGCTGAAGCCTTGGGCGAGGAGGCCCGGCGTCGCTTCGAGGTCGAGCAGCAGGGGCGCTGAGATGGTCGCCTATAGCGTCAAGGAACGGTTCATCGCCCCCATCGAAGTGGGTTTAGGCCTGCCGATCACAGGGCCGGCTTCCGTCGCGTTCCCGGCTCCGAAGCTTCAGACCATTCGTGCTGTCGGAAAGCGACGACACGCGCGTCCGGGAGAGATCATCCAGATCTACTACGCGATGCGAACCAGCTTCTGCCGCCTGATCGGGGTGGCGAGGTGCGTCGACGTCGTCCCGCTTGTCTTCGACTTCGCGTTCGTCAACCGCTCCATCACCGCCCGGATCGATGGTCAGAGGCTGCGCCGCGACGAGATGGACGACTTCGCGCGGCGAGACGGGTTCGACGACCACGCGGACATGGCGCGATTCTGGCGCGACGAACATCCCTTCGAAAGGTTCGAAGGCGTGCTGATCCGCTGGGCGCCGATCACCGGGGAGCCGTGACATGGCAAGTCTGTCTGACATGGGACTGGCCGCCGCTCGCGCTTTGTACGACTTCGGCCTGCGTTATCAGATTGTCGAAGCCATGATCGGCCCGTGGCAGGCCCGCCTCGTAGTGACGACCGACGGGCACTTAGACGACGAAGAAAGGCAGACTGTGAAGGACGCCGTCGAGAGGTTCCGACCGGCTGGAGCTTTGGTCGACATCGTGTTCGAGGAGTTCGTCGTCTGATGCTGCACCGATGGTCGGACCCGGACTACAGCGATATCAACAACACCGTCCGTCGCTGCACCCGCGTGGGGTGCACGATGCTGAAGATCACCCGGCACGAGCCCGACAACTACATGCAGCCGCACTGGCTCGTGTGGGACAGACAGGACGGCAGGGGACAGTTTAATTCCGAGCATGTGCCGGAATGCACGGGCGCGGCCGCGCCCAAGAAGGAGAGAAAAGTCGTGGCTAAAGCAGCAGCACCAAAGAAGACGGCGGAAGCGCCGAAGGACGATCACCCCTACCGCCTGGTGGCGATGCGGGTCGAGAACTTCCGCAAGTTGAAGGCGGTCCACGTCACGCCGACAGGCGCGATCGTGAAGGTCTCCGGACGCAACGAACAGGGCAAGAGCGCGCTCCTCGACTCGGTCTACGCGGCGATCGGCGGGAAGAAGTTCTTTCCTGCCACGCCGGTCCGTGAGGGAGAGGAGAGGGCCGAGATCATGCTCGACTTCGGTGGTCTGAAGCTGACGCGCACGATCTGGAACAAGGAGGGCGGCGGCGTCGACCACAAGGTCGTGTTGCAGTACGCCGATGGCAAGCGCCCGAAGCAGGCCCAGGACGTGCTGAACGAGCTGCTCGGATCTCCGATCGCCGACGACCCACTGGCGTTCTCGAAGATGAAGTCGAAAGAGCAGTACGAGCTGCTCAAGAAACTTGTTCCAGGGATCGACTTCGATGCCCACGAGGAGAAGCGCAAGGAGCTCTACGAGAGGCGAACGCAGGTCGGTCGAGACAGGGACCGCGCTGCAGGTGCCGCCGACTCCATCGAGGTGCCGGTCGGCGCCAAAGAGGAGACGGTCGACGTCACCGAGCTGGCCTCGGAGCTCGGCAAGGTCGGCGCCTTCAACGCGGAGATCGAGCGACGCAGGGAGGCCCGCGAACAGGCGGCCGAGAAGATCTCGAACAACCTCGACGAGATCGACAGGCTGGAGGCCACGATCAAGCAACTGAAGACCGACACCGCCGCGCTGGAGATCAAACTCAAGAACGCCGAACCACTGCCCGAGCCGATGGACGCCGAGGCCATCGAGCAGCAGATCGCCGACGCCGACGCGATCAACGCCGGCGCCCGTGCGCTCTCTGACAGGAAGGCGAAAATAAAGGAGCGCGACGAGGCGGAGAAGCTCTACGCCGAACTGTCCAACGAGATCGATGACATGGACAAAGACAAGCGCGACGCGATCGCCGAGGCGAAGCTCCCGGTCAAGGGACTCGACTTCGGCGACGACGAGATTCTGCTCGACGGGCTGCCGTTCAGCGACGCCTCGACCGCGCGCAAGATCCGCACGGCCACCGCGCTGCTGATGGCGATGAAGCCCGAGCTGCGCGTGCTGCTGGTCCGGGAAGGGTCGCTCCTGGACGACGACGCGCGCGACGCGCTCGAGGCCGACGCCAAGGAGCACGGGTTCGTGGTCCTGATGGAATGTGTCGGTACCGGGGACGCGTCGGGGATCGTCATCGAGGACGGGGAGGTCGTCTAATGGAGCCGGAAGCTATCGATTTCTTCGGGAGGATGGTCGAGGACAAAACAGACATGGAGCAGCAGCAAGGCTCCGCGTCGACCATGGCGATGCTTTCCATCGCCGTCAGCATGAAGCGCATCGCCGACGCCGTGACCCACGCACCTGACGGGCCGGCCTACAACCTGTACGACTTCATCAAGCGCCTGACGGAAACAGTAGAAGGAAGACACCAGTGACCGTGAGAAAGAAACCGAACCGGGACTTCGTCCCCTTCAAGATCGAGCCGGGGGACGACCTGATCCTTCAGAAGATCCCGGCGCAGTACCGGGACGCCCTGTCCGCGGTCAGCGACCACGGGCTCGGACTTCGATACGAGGCCGCCGCCGCGCATCTGGGCGTGTCGATCGGCACGGTCAAAAGCCGGGTCAGCCGGGCGAAGGACATGGTCCGCGTCGCGCGGGCCCAGGAGCAGCTCGACAAAGAGATCGTCGAGTAACCTGGGGACGGCGCCGGCCGGGACGTGGCGAATCGTCCCGGCCGGATCTACCAGCCCGACCCGGTCGAACAGGGGAGGGTTGCGTGCGAGAGACGATCCAAGAGATCTGCGACGCCATCAACGGCGAAGCGGGAGACGTGAACCAGAAGCTCGCCATGATCGGCGCGGTCCTCGAAACCATCGTGGTGAACGAGGTCCGGACAGAGTTTCGCGCGCAGGCCGTCGACAAGTTCTGCGGAATCGTCCGCGACAGGATCGGCGCCACGCTCAACTGAGGGAAAGATCGTGAAGAAGAAGAAACCAGCCGCCGTCGAGGCGTCGCCCGAGGATCTCGCGGCGACGCGCAAGCAGATACAGGACACGGCGATGTTCATGGCTGACATGATCCAGCGCAGCCCGCCGACCGTGCAGACGTCCAGCGCCGCCGTTCTGCTGTCCTCCCTGATCGTCATCAACGTCAGACCGGACAAGCGCCTGAAGGTCCTGGAAGGGTTCATCGCCGACATCAGGCGCCACATCATCCAGGCCAACTCCAAGAAGCAGGGCGCCGCGCAGTGAAGAAACCGGTCACCAACGCCGACGTCGGCAAGAAGCTTCGCGCAGCGCGCGACAAGGCGAACCTCACGCAGCCCCAGGTGGGTGAGGCCTGCGGCGTCACCGCCCAGGCGGTCGCGAAATACGAGAAGGGCACGAGCGGCCTGACCGTCATGATGCTCTACAAGCTGGCCGGCGCGGTCGGCGTCAACCCGAAGGAGCTGCTGCCATGACTCGCAACGACCGTGTGATGGAGAGCGGAATGACCGAAGCAGAGCGCCAGATCGTGAACCGAGCTATCGGCCGCATCTTCATGATGGCATCGAGGCCCGAGAAGCCAGACGACGCGCTTGAATACGAACGTTGCCGCAAAGTCATCATGACCATTGCGGAGGAGACGGTGATTGACGTTCCAGAGCAATACTATCCTGGGGACGGATTTTATCCGCTTCGGATTGAGCTCGCATATGTGGAGCGGCTGCATTCCGAGAGACAGCGCAAAGCTCGCCGCAGGGCAACGCTCACGGTCAAAAAAGAGGAAACCCCATGAGACAGAACAACGAAGGGATCGCGGTCGGCGGTCCATGCGACGGCGAGGAGCTGCACTACTGGAAGCAGGTCCTGCCCATCTCCGAACTCGGCGCTGCGCGTCCGTTCTCCGACGCGATCGCGCGCAAGGCGACGCCGTCGTTCGGTCCAGGGCACTACGAGTTCTCGAACGACAAGTGGATCTGGCTAAGAGGTTGAAATCTCGTTTCGGGGCTGGCCACCCCTAAACAGATCGTATAGGACCGACGACGGTCGAACCGTTCACACACTGGAGAGAATGATGCCCAAAGCAGCATCCGCGACGCTTGCCGACAAGTCACTGACCGCCACAGATCCGCGGGAGCTTAAGCTTCCCGACGGGATCTACTTCGGCCTCGACGAGGTCCGGTACCACGCCGACTCGGCGCTCGGTTCCAGCAACATCCGGGACCTTCTGAAGGGCGCGAACCTCTACTGGTTCAAGTCGTGGATGAACCCGAAGAAGCCGAAGGACAAGAAGACCCCGTCCAAGATCCTCGGCTCGGCCACCCACAAGCTGCTGCTCGAAGGGTTCAAGGCTTACAGCGCGATCTACCTGCGCGGTCCCTACACATCCGAGGACGACCACCTGTCGCCCGCCGACAAATCGGCCCTGACGAAGGAGGCGAAGAAGAAGCTGCTCGAAGGACAGGAGCTTCTCCCCGCCGACGACTACGACTTCGTCATGAACTGCAAGGACGTCCTCGACGCCGACCCGGAGCTCGCCGGCTGTCTCGACAACGGCCCGAGCGAGGTATCCGTCTTCTGGACCCGCCCGGACGGCGTGCGCTGCAAGGTGCGCTTCGACAAGCTGAAGATCGGCGGCATCGGCGACATCAAGACCATCGCCAACGAGCGCGAGCGCGACCTGGAGGTCGCCTGCATGCTCGACATCCACACCTACCGCTACGACATCCCCGCCGAGCATTACAGCGAGGGGCGCCGTCAGATGGGCGCGCTTCTGAAGGCCGGGAAAGTGTTCGCCGGCGACGAGCACGGGCCGCTGTCTGACAAGAACGACGGCGAGAAAACGATGCTGGAGTTTCTCGCCAAGTGCGTCGAGCAGAAACGCTGGGGCTTCCAGTTCGTGTTCATCCCGAAGACGGGCGCTCCCGACGCGTGGTCGACCGTCATCACCCCGCACCCGGAGAATCCGTTCACGCGCGGCGCCCGGATGGACATCGAGACCGCGATCGGTCGCTACAAGACCTTCCGCGAGAAGTTCGGCACGACGACGCGCTGGCTCCCGCACAAGCCCGTCGAGGAGCTCGACATCAACCGCATGCCGTTCGGCTTCGGTCGGGTCACGGGCAATGGCGGGTAACGCCTGCTGCCGGGTCTGCGCCAAGTTCGCAGCCCCGGCCTCTTGCGAGACGATCGACGCCGGGCCGGTGTGCGTGAACTGCAGCGGTACCGACGCCGACGTGAAGGAGGCCATCTCCCGGGCCTCCGAACAGCTTTCGATGCTGACCGGATACAGGATCTCCTGCGCGGTCAGGATCGCCAAAGGAGCCCAGCTCCGCAGACGCGTCCGCCTCGGTCTGATACCGAGGCCGGCGAACAGAAAGAGTTCCGCGTAGCGCGCTGCGCGGGGCCGAGGGTGGGGAGCGTCCGAGTAGGCCCGGACAGACGAGCATCTCCACCGCTTTTTTTGAACCCACGACGGAGGAAACATCGTGAACCAGTACAACGACGAAGGCAGCACCATCGACAACGACACCGGCGAGGTCGTCGCGGTCGAGCCCACTGGCGGCCTGCAGCCCGTCATCACCGCCGAGATCAACCAGGCCGTGGCGACGGCCCACAAATACCCGCGCCGCCCCGACAAGGCGATCATCAACGAGATCCTGGGCAGGGCGACGCTCGACGAGGAGATCGCCGCGGAGTGCAGCTACACGCTGAAGCGCGGCAACAAGAACATCAGCGGTCCCAGCATCAGGTTCGCCGAGATCGTCCGCGCCTCCTACGGCAACATCCGGGTGGCTTCGCGCTTCGTCGCGCTCGACATGGCTGACCCCGAGCGCGCGGCAGTGATCGTCGAGGCTGTGGCGCTCGATCTGGAGATGAACCAGTCCGAGATCATCCCTAACCGCCGCAGCATCATGACATCCGGGACGAACGGTCGGAAGCCGCAGATCTATTCTGCCGACATGATCAACATGACCGTGAACGCAGCGTCGTCGATCGCGCGTCGCAACGCGATCCTGTCCGTGGTCCCGAAGGTCCTCTGGCAGACGGGCTACCAGCGCGTCCTGAAGGTCCTGATGGGCAACGCCGACACGCTGATCCAACGCCGCGAGAAGATGATTGATGCCTTCAGCCGGTTCGACGTCACGCCCGAGATGCTGTTCCAGGCGATCGGAGTAGGCAACGTCACCGAGATCAAGGTCGACCACATGCCGACGATGATCGGGATGCTCACGGCGATCAAGGAGGGAGAGCAGGTCGACTTCGTTCTTGAACGGCGTGGCATGACCGAGACGCCGAAGCACGAGGTCGTCAAGAACCCGCTGAAGGATCAGCCCGAGACCAAGGACACCAAGACGAGCATCGAAAAGCTCGCGTCCAGCGACGAGCGCAAGAACCCGGACGATTCCTACCATGGTAACACCGAGGCGTTCGCGGCGGCCGACCTCGTCATCAGCCGATCAGGGAAGGTCCTGAAAAGCCTCGGAGACCGTCGCCCTGAGCACATCGTCGATCAACGATTTGAAGCAAACGACGACATCTTCACCTCGTTCGACGAGTGGACCGGGATCTGCACCTCGAACCAGATGACCACCGAGTTCGGCCTGAAGTGGCTGGAACCCAAGGCATCCGTGAACGAGGACAACAGCCAGCGTTCGCAGGGCGGGGAACCTGACGGAGACGAAGGCCCTGCGGAGCCCGCTAGCAACGCTGCGCCATCGACCGCCACGCAACAGCCCGCTCGGGAAAACAACGCGCCCAGCAGGCCGGCTGCGAGCCGTGGCACCGAAAAACCGACGTTCGAAGGCGACGAAGCCTACATGAGCTACATGCGGGACATCTTCGACCGCGCGACGAGCCGTTCGGCGATCAACGAGCCGTGGGGAAGCACCCGCGACGATCGCCGGGAACTCCTGAGCGTCGACCAGATCGATGCCCTGACCAAGGACCGCGACGCGGCCCTGAAGCGGTTCGCCAAGGCCTGAGCCATGCTGATCCCGTTCCTCCGATACATGGGCACCGTGTGCCTGATCGGCGCCGTCGTCAGCGTGGAAGCGCAGATGATCGTCGCCGCCATAACGCCGCCGCAGCGGGAGCCCTTCCGCTGCTTCGAGAACTGGCCATCGAAGGCCGACTGGTGTCCGAAGGTGAGGGTCGGCTGATGCCTTTCACGATGGACAGGAAAGCCCTCGGCACGCTCCGACAGAGGATGCAGTCCCTGCTGCACGACCCCGCTGTCCCGAGCAAATACTCGACGGACATCTCGACCGTCATGGGCTACCTCGACGGCGTCGCGTCCGAGATGCGCCGCGAGGCGATCTTCAAGGCCGGTGCGGAGACGGAGATCCTTCAGTCCGGCGAGATCCTGTTCGAGGGACATCCGCTCGGCAGCATGGAGCGATGCACCTTCTACGACGGTCACGAGTCGACGCACCCGAAGTTCAAGAACCCCTACCGACACGAGCGACGCTGATGGAATGGTCCCCGCAACAGGACATGGCGCTCGAAGCCGTCCGCAAGTGGCTCGGGCCCGGGAAGTGGGTCGACGACAACTTCACGGGAAGCCGTCAGATCTTCCGGCTGTTCGGCTATGCCGGCACGGGCAAGACGACGCTCGCGATCGAGATGGCGAAGATGGTCGACGGGGAGGTCCTGTTCGGCGCCTTCACCGGGAAAGCCGCGCTCGTCATGCGCAAGAAGGGTTGCCACGGCGCGTCGACCCTTCACTCGCTGATCTACAAACCGCGGCGCAAACACCGGGATGACGACGACCACCATGAGGGCGACATGCCGGCGTGGGAGTTGAACCCGGAGAGCCCGGTCAAGGGCGCGTCCCTGCTGATCGTCGACGAGTGTTCGATGGTCGGCGAGGAGCTCGCGCGCGACGTCCTGTCGTTCGGAACGCCGGTCCTCGTCCTGGGCGACCCCGCGCAGCTTCCGCCCGTGTCCGGCGCCGGCTACTTCACCGACGCGAAGCCCGACGTGATGCTGACCGAGATCCACCGCCAGGCGGCGGAGAACCCGATCGTGCGCATCGCCACTGACATCCGGACGGGCGTCGGCGTGCGGGTAGGAAACCACGTCGGGCCGACGAAGGGGACCGGCGTCTCCATCATCACGCGCGACAGGCTGTTGCGCAGGACCGAGATGGGCGCGGGACAGATCCTCTGCGGCAAGAACGACACCCGGGTCGGGATCAACAAGCGTATGCGCCAGCGGCTGCGCGAAGACGGTCTGTTGCCGAAGGGTGATCATCTACCCGTCGTCGGCGATCGCGTCATCTGCCTGAAGAACAAGCGCGAGAGCGGGCTTCTGAACGGCGGGATGTGGAACGTGATCGACGTCCTGGACAAGATGCCCGACGCCAAGCGCGGGCGCAAAGGCATGTCCTACCTGGAGATCGACTCGCTCGACGACATGGGCTTGAACTACGCCAAGGTCCCGCAGGCGTTCTGGTACTGGAACAACAAGCTCGCCGACCTGAACATCCCCGAGGGGATCTCGCGCAAGGACAACGACGAGTTCGACTACGCCTACGCCGTCACCTGTCACAAATCGCAGGGCTCGCAGTGGGACAAGGTCCTCGTCTTTGACGAGAGCCAAGTCTTCGGCCGGGACGACGACAGCATCCCGGCCCGCTGGCTCTACACCGCCGCCACCCGCGCCGCCGAGGCGCTCGTCATCGTTCTTTGAAGGAGGAAAGTCGTGAGAGAGAAAAAGACCTATCCCGTCGCAAGCATGGAACAGCTTCTCAACGCGGACGACCGCACGAACACGGCCGCGCGAAGCCTGCTCAACATGACGGCCAACCTGACGAAGGCCGCCGTCGCCCTGGAGACGATCCTCGCCGGCCCTGACGCCGCCCCTGAGGATCTGTCCGACGCCCTGCTGGCAGCAATGATCGCCGGGATCACCTCGTTCGCTGCCGCCGGCGCGTCTACGCGCGGGAAACTGTTCGACGCCGACGAGTTCGCCGAGTTTGCTCGCAGGATCGCCGGGGAGACCGCCGCCATGCAGGAGGAGGTCGAGGCGGACGTCGCAGCGGCGAAGGCGACCGCGTCGTGAAGATCCGGTGCATAGACACAGAAACGACGGGCGTCCCGTCCGACGAGGAGACCGGCCACGCGCTGGTCGAGATCGGATGGTGCGACCTGTCCGAGGCCAGCACTATCGACGGCACCGACTACGTCGTCGGCGAGCAGGCCGGCGAGCTGGTGAACCCCGGCAGGCCCATCCCCGTCCAGGCGCGCGCGGTCCACCATATCAGCGACGAGGACGTCCAGGACGCGATCCACCCGGACGAGGCCTGCATGATCCTGAACGACGGCGACCACACGCATTGCTGCGCCCACAACATCGACTTCGAGAAGAAGTTCGTCGGGATCGGTGATCGCAAGTGGCTCTGCACGTACAAGACCGCGCTTCGCCTCTGGCCCGACGCGCCCGGCCACAAGCTGGGCGAACTGATGTATTTCCTCGAGATCGACAAGGAGCCTGACTTCGTCAAGGAGAAGGCGTTCCCCGCGCACCGGGCGCCGCCCGACGCCTACCTCTGCGCGTTCGTCCTGCGCAAGATCCTGCGCACGCACGACGACGTCGAGGAGTTGATCCGCTGGTCGAACGGACCCGCGCTTCTCTACATGTGCTTCATGAAGAAACACAAAAACAAACCGTGGGCGACCGTCGCCCGCGAGGACCGCCCCTACCTCGTCTGGATCTACGAACAGTCCGACGTTAAAGACCGCGACATCCGCGCCACGGTCAAATACTGGCTCAACCTGACCGCTCAAAACACCTGAAGGAGAGAACACCTATGCCCGTAGTTGAAGGACAGACTCAGACGCAAACGCCGTCGAGCATGATCGCGTTGAAGGACCTGCACCCCGCCCGCGGCACGATCTACGACGTGCGCAAGGCCGGCAACGGCGACATCACCGAACTGAAAGCTTCGATCAAGTCGATCGGCATCCTGATCCCGCTCGCCGTCAAGAAGGCAGACGACGCGAGGCTGATCGTCGTCGCTGGAAACCGCCGCCTCGCCGCGCTGAAGGAGTTGTATCCGCCAGATTACAAGGTGCCGACCGTCTCGGCCGACGCGTTCAGCGGCGACACCCGGGTCCTCGCGATGGCGACGAACATCGCCCTGCCTCAGCACCCGATGGACCGGTACGAGATCATCGCCGCGCTCGTGAAGGAGGGCATGACGCCCGCCGAGGCGCAAGAGCGGTTCGCGCTGTCGGACAAGGTCTTCCGCCAGACGATGCGGCTCGGCGCCCTGTCGCCCAAGATCCGCGACGCCTACCGCGACGGCGAGATCGACGGCGACACCGCGCGCGCGTTCGCGCTGACCGACGACGCCCGCACCCAGGAGAAGCTGTTCGGCCAGCTCAAGAAAAGCTCTCACATGGGCCGGTTCAACGCCCACGCCGTCACGAGCAAGCTGGGCGGCAGCACCGAGGTCGGCAAGCTGGTGACCTTCGTCGGCGTCGAGACGGTCGCCGCGGCCGGCATCCTGAAGATCGAGGATCTGTTCGGCTCGAACCACGACGTCACCGACGCGGGCAAGCTGCACAAGATGGCCCAGGACAGGATCAACGCCGAGATCGGCGTCCTGACCACGGCGGGCACGCCGAGCGGCGGCTGGGGATGGGCGGCGCACGAGGAGGACCTCGGACAGGACCGCTACTACTACGGACGAGAGAACCCGGCCAGCACCGGGAAGCCGACGGCGGAGGAAAAGGCTGAACTCGCCAAGATCGTCGACGCCCTGAGCAACGCCCCGGAGGACGAGGACGACTGGTCCGCCGAGCAACACGACATGCACTGGCGCCACGGCTACCTGGAGACGCTGATCAAGAACCGGGGCTACACCGCAGAGCAGAAGGCGAGGTCGGGCTGCATCCTGGCGATCGACTACAACGGGAACCTGAAGATCGACTACGCTCGCACGAAGCCGCGCGCGCCGAGCAAGACCGTCTCGCCCGGTAAGGAGGCCGGGTCCGCGAAGAAGGACGTCGCGAAGAAGCCCGGAGAGGTCGCAGTGATCAGCAACAAGCTCGCCGAGCGCATGTCGACGTCGCTGCAGAACGCCGTCGCCGCCGCGCTCGAGCACGACCCTCGGTTGGCGGCCGCTGCGATGATCGCGGCGTTCGCCAGCGGCGGCCACGTCCTGAACGTCCGGGCCGGGGGAGGGTCGACGGGAACCGCCGAAGACTTCGTCGGCGTGTTCGAGGGCACGAAGAACGCCAGCGCGAACGAGCTTCTGTCGATGCTGATGAAGGTCGCCCAGCAGGCGGTCAACATCGTCACGCAGAACTCGCTGCGCGTGCCGATCGAGGACGAGGCCCTGTCCGCTCTGCTCGCGGCCATGAAGCCGAGCGTGGTCAACAGCAAGATCGTCGCTCACTTCGACTACACCGACTACTTCAACTCGGTCAGCGTGGCCGGGATCTCCGACGCGGTCAGGACCGCGCAGGGCGACAAGCCCGCCGACACCGTGGCGAAGATGGCGAAGAAGAACGCCGTCGACTACGCGGTGCAGCACGTCCCGGCGACGAACTGGCTCCCGAAGGAGATGCGGTCGGTCCATTACGACGGCCCGGTCGAGCCCGCCCCGGCGCCGAAGAAGACCGCGGCAAAGAAGGCGTCCGCGCCGAAGAAACCCGCGAAAAAGGCGGCCAAGAAGGTCGCGAAGAAGAAGACCAAGTAGACAGCGCCGGGGCGGCGTGGCATGCGTCGCCCCGGTCACCATCCATTCACCTGACGGAGGAACGTCGTGGTTTTCAAGTCTCCCCTGCAATGGCCGCAAGGCTACCCGAAGACGCCCAGCCGCAAGGTCGCCATGTTCAGCGCCCGTCGCGACAACGGCGGCGTGCGCAGCCTGAACATGACCGAGGCCACGAAGCGCCTGCGCGAGGAGCTCGCCCGCCACGGCGTGCGCGACCACGAGGTCGACGTCGTCATCTCGACGAACATGAAGGTCGGCGTCAGCGGGTTGCCGCGCGCCGATCAGGGCGAGCCCGGAGATCCCGGCGTGTCGGTCTATTGGGAGGCGAACGGCAAGTCGCGCAACATGGCGATCGACATCTACACCCGGGTCGCGGACAACATCGCCGCCGTCGCGGCCACCCTCGAGGCCATGCGCGCGATCGAGCGCCACGGCGGCAAGGCGATCCAGGACAAGGCGTTCGCAGGGTTCGACGCGCTGCCGGCGCCGGACGGCTGGCGACAGATACTCGGCCTTGGTGAAGACCCTCGCGGGATCACCAAAGAGACCATCGTGAACCACTTCAAGGCGCGCGCAGCCGAGGTCAACGATCACCGTGGAATGCCGACCGACATGGGCGCGCTGGTCAAGGCTCGCGACGAAGCCCTCGCATACGTTCGCGGCGAGTAGAGATCGGGCCTGCCGCGTCGGAGTCGTCCTCCGTCGCCGGCGCGCTGTCCCGAGGGAGGCCAGGACGGGAGATCTGGCCTCCCACCTTTTTCACGAGGAGCCACACATGTTAGGCCACACCGACACGAAGACGATCAACCAGCGCCGGCCGCTGACGACGAACATGAAACTCCTGCTTGCGGATCTGTTGCGCGACAGGACGATCCGGAAGAACCAGCTCGACCAGTCGGACGCGAACGTGATGCGGGCGCTCATGGACCGCGGTTACGCCACCTGGGACGTCTCGACGTCCTGCTATTCGATCACGCCAGAAGGTGAAACTGCGCTGACAGGAACGAAGCCATGACCATCAAGCAAAGCGTCGGAAAGTTCGTCGTCCACTGCGACGAGTGTCCCGAGGACATCGAGACCGAGGAATCAGACTTCGACGCCGCGCGCGCGATGGCCGCCGAGGCCGGGTGGCGGACCTTCCGAGGCCCCGACGGAAAATGGGCCAACTCGTGCCCGGCCTGCGTCGAGACGTTCAAACACCGCAAAAAGTGAGTTCACCCCGGCCCGAGGGCCACAACGAAGGAAGACCCCATGAAGACACTTAAACCGACGCTCGCCGCAACCGCGATCGCCCTGTTCCTGACCTCCCCCGCGCTCGCGCAGAAGGGGCCCGAGACCTACACGCTGAACATGACGCCCGCGGAGGTCAACGCCGTCGGCATCGCGCTGATGCAGCGCCCCTACAGCGAGGTGGCGGAGCTGATGAACAAGCTGAACGATCAGGTCAAGAAGCAGAACGATGCGGCCGGCGCGAAGGCCGAGCCGGCGAAGCCCCCGGCGCCGACGACGCCACCCGCCAAGAAGTGAGATCCGACCGATGACGAAGCCGCCCCTGACCGGGCGGCTTTTTTTTCGTTCAGACGGGGACCTTGCCCTGCAGCACGAAGGCTAGGACCAGGCCGGCGAACACCAGTGCGGCGATGCTGATCCCTATGTTAATCCACCGCTTCGGAGGAACCCTGTCGTTCAGGCCTCCCGGCGCCGCCAGATGAAAGACAGCGGCGATGACGCTGGTGAACAGCGCGTAGCTGACGATGTCGGACTCGAGCAGCCACTCCGGCTTGCCGAGGATGCGCCACACCATCGACCACGTCCTGATCACCACGATCGAGAAACCGCCGCAGAAGATCCCGAGCGCGAGGATGTCCGCCCTGTCGAGCGGTCGATCGTCGAGGAGGATGACGACGACGGGCGGGTAGTAGGCGACGCACACGCCCACCCACAGCGCCACCAGCGCGAAGTTCAGGACCACGATCAGTTGCGCTGCCTCGGTCAGATACGCGATGGCGGCGAAGACGAGGTTGGGGATGATGAAAAGCCAGACGAACCGCGTCTTCATCAGCTTGGACATTCTCAGGTTCGCTCCAGAAGCTGGTCGTACGTTCGGCGCAGGTTCTCCGAGGAACGCTCTATCCGATCGAGGAGGATGCGGCTGTCGCGCCGCGCGTCGGACGTCGTCTTGTCGACCTCAAGAACCATCGACTCTCGCTCCTCGGCCTCGCGGACGGGGAGGAAGACGATGGCTCGAAGGAACTTGACCATAGGCGACATCAAACCGCCTTCTCGTCGTGGAGGTACCGTTTCAGCCGCTCGTTCGTGACCGCCAACTGCGCGTCCGCGGCCACCACCACCCCGTGGACCTTCACCAGGGCGTCCGCGCAGGCCCGAGCCGTCGCTCCGTTGTCGACGCCCTCCTGGATACGCTTCTCCTGGATCGTGTCGTAACGAAGGAAAAGCCATCGGATCACGTATCCAGATATCACCAAAAGGCCCCAAGGCCCGTACTTCGACAGCATCCCGGCGACGCCGACCATCTCGTCCATGATCGGCCTCCGCCGTGTTCACGCCTGGGGCTTGTCAGCCGCGGCGGCGTCCTCGGCGAGAGCGGCAGCGGCCGCGTCGTCGAAGTCTTTGTCCAGGATTTTCTCGGCTTCCTCGAGCGCGTCTAGTTGCGCCATGTGCGTCGAGGGGTCGGACTTCAGGGCCATGATGATGTTCTGCGTGATAGGTTTCAGGCCCTTGTACTGCTGCGCCACCAGCGGAGCGGCTTCCGTGACGAATTCAACGGCCTTGCCGATGAACGTGGTCTTGCTGTCGCCGATCAGCTTCGAGAGCGACGGCAGCGCGGCCTGCAGGAGGGCGAGGGCGCCGGTTAGGATGGTTTCCGTGTTCAAGGCTTCGCTCCTGCGGTTGCGGCAATGTAGGTCGCCATCATCGCCTGAATGGTCGTCACCGACTGCGTCAGGGCGCTGTAGAGACCAGTTTTACCGAGCGAGCCGGGATGGTCTCGCATGAACTTCTGAAGATCGTCTCGCGCGACACGGCCCGCCTTAATCATGGCGATGATCGACGGAGTGACCGCCGGGTCTCGACAGATCGGACCGTTGTCACCGGTACAACGCTTGAGACGGAGATAGTTCGTCGCGGTGACCTGCACCGCGTCGAAAGAGTTGCTGGCGATCAGCACCATCTCGGGGGAGACGCTGAGATCCTCGACCGCGGCCGAGGCCGTGCTGATGAACTGCGTCGCTTCGACCAGCTTCGCGCAGCCGCCGAGAGACAGACCGATCGCGAGGACCGCGACCGCGAACCTATGGTTGAACCTCAATTTTCCATTCCTCCTGTTTTGACGACCTGTTCGCTCTTGGTGGCATCGACCAGGCTCTGGTCGGTGACTCGGATCGGCTCGACGACCTCCGGGATCGCGGCCGTCGCGTCCAGCAGCGCGGCCTTCGTGACCTGGGAGACGTCCAGCACCGCGCCAGTGGCGCCGGCCGGGTTCGCGACGATGGTCGCCGTGGCGTTGAGAAGCGCGACCTTCGCGCTGTCGCTCTGCGCGTTCTGAGGGTTGCTGGCGATGTCGGTGACCGCGCCGATCTGGTTGGTCGGGCTGGCCGCGATGACGCCGCGCGTGGCGAGATAGAACGCGTAGATCGCGCTGATCGTCGGGACGACGGTGTTGACCGTGTCGCCGAGCTGCGTGATCAGGCCCATGACCTTCTGAAGGTCGAAGCCCTTGTTCTGAAGACCGAAGATCGTGAAGGCGGTTCCGACAGCGACGCCCGCGTAGCGCGTGGCGGTGTCGACCTGCTTCTTCGTGGGGAGCCACATGGGCCGGTCTCCGGTTGATGCTCGAAAGGGCGTAGCACCAACCGGAACGTGCGCGCATCAAAAAAGTGGGTTCCGAGCTATGCTTCCTGCGAGGAGACCTTGCCCGTGCTGGTGATGATGGGAAGGTGCGACAGGCCGATCTTGTCCGGGAGCGGAACGCCGGCAGGCCACCAGTAGCCTTTGTTCAGACGCGAGACCGCGAACGGCGCGATGGTCACGGCGTCGGACTGGTTGCCGCCGAGGCCCATGATGTTGCCGCGCTGATCCTTGCCAGCGACGATGGTGATGTGGCCGCCGCCGTCGCGCAGCATCGGGGCGAACGCGCCGACCGCTGGTCCCGAGATCTGCACGGCGGGCCATGAGTGGCCGACCCGCTTCTGCATGAGCTCCGGGTTGAAGTCGAGCGCCCACAGCGTCTCCGGTCCTTCGAGCCCGACCTTCGTCAGGACGTGGTTCCCGAACAAGGCGCACCAAGCGATTGAATCATGCGTGTAGGACTTGGCGATATCGCCGCCCTCGTCCTTCGCCCAATCGATGATGACCGGGTTGTCCTTGGCGCCGGCGAACTCCTTCGTGCCGACCAGCGCGAGGCCGGCCTGAAGCCACAGCGGCCGCTGGATCTGCGCGACGGGGACCGAGATGTGGTCGGAGATGTCGATCACCGCGCCGGTCGACCCCCGGATCTTGCTCACGGCGACGTCGATCGCGCGCGCGGTGTTCTTGCCCACGACCCCATCGACCATCAGGCCGGCGACGCGCTGGAAGTCGCGCACCGCCGTGTTCGTCGCGGTCAGGAAGTTGCCGGTGCCGGACAGCTTGTAGCCGATCGCCCGGAGACCGAGCTGGAAGGCTTGGACGACCGGACCCGAAGATCCTTGGCGATACAGCTTGTCGCCAACTAGGGTTTCAATGGTCATGATATGATCCTGTCACTGGATGCGAACGGCGCTGATCACGCTGTCCGAGCCGATGCCTGTTTGACTTGCCTTGATCACCCCGGTCGACGTCGAAGCGTTTCGACAGGATATCCTTAGGTTTCCTGCGGGAGACGTGACGACAGAGCTCAATGCTACCGTGTTCGGTAGATTGCCAGCAACGTTGGAAGACAGTGCTGCGCCAGAAGCGTAGGTGTTCGTCCCATCCCACAGCTTGCACTGAAGGCCTGCAGTGATCGCTGTCGTGTCCGTCACCATGACCTGACCCGTGACGATCCACGTTCCCACCGTTCCTTGCGCGATCGTGGGTCCATCGGCGAAGTTGTTGACGGTGCCCATCGCTACATCGCTGCCGAGAACCGTTCTGAAAGAAGTCAGACCAGAGGACACCGAGTTAGCAGACTGGCTCAGACCGTATCCGAGACCAACGACGCCGCTCGCCCCGCCGATGTTCGCAACGCCCGCGTTGCCGCCCGTGATGTTCGGGCCGTTTCGGGTGTCGGTCCAACCGAAGGTGTTGAGGTACATAGACCCGCTGGTGGAATCCATGGTGAAGTAGACTTGGCGGGCCGTGTCCGTAATGACGGAGCCTTGGCTCCATCCTTGCTGCCCACTGACGCTGACGACGCCGGCTTGGATCACGTTGATGGCGCTTCCAATTGCTCCCAAGCTGTTCAGTCCCGGCGTGTAGACGTAGACACGCGATACGGTCGCAGCGCCTGCTATGAGGCCGAGCGAGATGTTCGCTTTCACTGCGACGCCCGGAGGAACCGTCAGGGTGGCGGTCTGGACCGCGGTCGTCCCGCTGAAGTTGTTGACGTCGGTGACCGACGCATCCCATTGGAAGTCGTTTCCGGTCTGAAGAAACTTGGTCCACTGACCAGAACCGTTCGTCTTCATCGACCCCACGCGCCGCTGCATCGTGTAGGCGGACGGAATGTTCGTCGCGGTCGAGCAGCCGGCGACGTTCGTGGTGATGCACGAGTCGACGACGCCGGTGTCCGGACGCTGGATGACGAACGCGTGGTACCACGTCGAGTTCGCGATGGTGCCGCTGTCAAGGCCGCCCGCAGCGGTGCCGACTGCCCACGCCCCCGTCGTCTTCGAGATCGCGTTCGACAGCACGATGAAACCGGCGTTCAGGTTGTCGGTCGCGCTGCCCGTGCTCAGGCTGTAGGTGGTCGAGCTTCCGGCCGTCGAGAGAGTGTATCCGGAGATGTAGTTCTGCAGCACGTTGGCGGAGGGCGCTGTGGCCGTAGCACCGGCGCCAGCGGGACCGCCGAAAGTTTCGGTCCATCCGTTGGAGACGAAAATGATCAGATCAGCGGTGGCGCCCACGCGGGCACGAATTTGCGCCGATGCGTTGGTTACGACGTCCGCTTTGTACGAGACAATGTTGTTGGCGGCTGTTGATCCTTGAGCCGTGAGGGCTGTCGCGCTTGGCGCAACATCGGCTTGCGCCAGCGACGACATGTACATGACATTGGTGGTCACCAATGTTCCGTAGCTACCCGAGAGATTAGCCTCTACGACGACCCCTGTTGGGATTCCGGGTAGCGTGACCGTGACGGCAGAGGTCGAACCGACCGGATTCATCGTCAGACCGAACGGAGTGACCCAGGAGAACTTGTTGCCGTTCTGAACGAACGCCGTCCACTGGCTAGAACCGTTAGTCAGCATCGATCCGATGCGTCGGAACTGCGTGTAGGCAGTCGGGATGTTCGCGCCCGTGACGCAGCCTGCGGCCGTCGTCGACGTGCAGACGTCCGTAGCCCCCGTGTCGGGCCGACGCATGATGAAGACGTGGTACCAAGTGTTGATGGCGATGGTGCCGGTGTCGAGAGATCCCGCAGCGCTTCCGAGCGCCCATGCGCCCGTGGTCTTGGTGTAGGCCGTGGCCAGCTGCATGAACGCGACGTTGCCGCTGTCCACCGCCGAACCCGTGGTGATCCCGAAGGTCGTGCTGCTGCCGGCCGTCGACAGCGTGAGCCCGCTCTTGAAGCCGGGGAACACCGTAGGATCTACGTTGAGCGTTCCGCTCGTCGTGATCGGCCCGCCCGTGAGGCCCTGACCCGGCGTGGTGTTGACGAGGCTGATCCCGCCGCCACCACCGCCGCCTCCTGTCGCGAGCGTTGTCCACTTCGAGACGCCGTCGGACAGCGCGACGAGCCCACCGAACTGCGTGGTGATCGGTGCGACCGTGGTCCCGTTGATCGTGTCGCCGCCCGAGCGGGCGACCGTCACGGTGTTGGCGCCGTTGATGGCGCCGGCCTGGTCGACGATGGTCAGGGACTGGCCGGGGTTTACCGAGGACGCGAGCGGGAGCGTGAACGTGCGGACCGCGGTCAGCGTCGTCGTCGTTCCGACCGTGCGGGTCGTGGCGGCGATGGTCAGGTTCGCGTCGCCGACCGTCGTCATCTGGTCGATGTTCAGCAGCGCGGGGAGGCGCGCGTTCGCGCCCGTGATGTCGACCGGCGACGCCGTGCTGCCGGTGTTGTTGGCGAGCAGGCGGTTCGCGCCGATCGGGGCGATCTGGTTCAGCGCGACCGTTCCGGACAGCTCGGAGAACAACGGGACCGACACGGTCAGCGCGGCGCCCGCCGAGGCTTGCTTGACGAACTGGCCGGTGCCGCCCGTCGCGGAGAAGTTGGTGGTCCCGGACGGGAACGTGATCGTGCTCGTCCCGCACACCGCGGCGCAGTTGACCGTCAGGCCGCCCGAGGTCGAGCCGAGGACCTGGAAGCCTCCCGAGATGAACTGCTGCACCGCCTGCCACTGCTGGGCGACGTCGAGGCCGGCCAGCGTGTGCGTTCCTGCAGGCAGGGTCGAGTTCGTGACTCCGGTCGAGGTTAGGGTGGTGGCGAACGCGCCGGCCTGGGTGAACGGTCCCGCCGTCGACAAGGCGCCCGTGATCGAGACCGTGCTCGACGCTGAGAAGTTGCCGCCGACCGTGATGGTGCGGGCGCCGTTGTTGACGCCGGTCCCGCCGTAGGTTCCGAGGACGAGGCCGCTGTTGATCGAGCCGCCAGAGATCGAGGGGGTTCCGCCGAGGGTGTAGGTTCCGGTGATCGTCCCGGACAGGACCGGGGCCGAGATAGAGGGGCTGGTTCCGAACACGAGAGGCCCGGTTCCGGTCTCGTCCGTCATCGCCGTGATCAGGTTCGCGCTCGACGGGACCGCGAGGAACGCAGACACCCCCGTGCCGAGGCCAGAGACGCCCGTGGCGATGGGAAGGCCCGCCGCGTTCGTCAGCGTCAGGGAGGCCGGCGTGCCCATCGCCAGGGCGTTCGGGAGGGTCGTGGAGACGGACGGGATTCCCGTTCCCCCGGTGACCACCACGCCGTTGTTGGCGGTCGCGAGGTTCCCGAGCTTGGCCGTCGGGTCGGTGTAGAGCAGACCGTTCGTGACGCCGCCCGTGATCGTGGTGGTTCCGACCGTGATGGTTCCCGCCGACGCGATGATCGTGCAAGACGAGCCCAGCGTGCAGGGCACGGTGTTGATGGTGGTGATGGTGTTGACGAGGTCGCTGTTCTTCACCAGCCCCGTTGCGGTGAACGCGGTCGTGATCGTCGCGCCGGCGCCGAAGGTCTGAAGCCCGGACCACGCGTTCGCGGTCGCGAGGTTGACGCCCAGGTTTCCACCCGCGGCGGTCAGGGTCGAGTTGAAGTTCAGCGCGTAGTTCGTCGACCCGCTCGGGAACGTGACCGCCAGAGGCGACGTCGCCGTGAAGCTCGCGGAGCTCGGGCCCGACAGCGGGCCGACCGTGACGCCGTTGATGCGAGCGAAGATGCCGGTCGAGGTTGTCCACACGTCGCCGTTGTTCGGCGTGAACGGCGCCACGCCGGGCGCGATGTTGAAGCCCGAGTTTCCGGTGACCGACGGGACCGTCGTCAGCTTGCCGGTCATCACGCCGCCTGCGACGTTCAGCGGGACGAAGTTCAGGACGTCCTGCTTCTTGGCGAAGTAGCTGTTCCACTGCGCGGCGGTCGGTACCTGACCGGTGATCAGGTTCGGCGAGGACTGCGCGAGCGCGGCCTCGGCGCCGAACAAGAAGGCGAGGGCGACGAAGGGGGCGAGGATCTTCTTCATGGTTCAGCCTTGCTTGGTCAGGTCTGGAAGCTGGTAGTAGTCGACGGTGTCGACCGTCAGATCTTCGATGTCGTGAAGGGCTTGCGCCACCGCGCGGTTGATGGCCGCCTCCGACGCCTGGATCTTCGCGTTCTCCTCGACGACGGCCGCGTCCTCTGCGGATCTGCGCGCGGCGACCTCGGCCTCGACGTCCAGAAGCTTGGGGTCAGGCTTGGGGATGGCCGCCAGCGCCGCCGCGCGAGGATCGTCCGTGATCCCCATCTTCGCCGCGAGGCTGGTCAGAAGACCGATCTCGGCGTTGTTCACCTCGACGACCTTGGCGTTGTAGGCGTCGAAGGAGGCGGTGATCGCCTTCTCGTTCTCGGCCACCACGGCGTTGCGCGTCTCGGCGTCCTTCGTCGCGATGTCCTGCGCGACCATCTGCCGGAGAGGGCGTTTGTTGGAGGCGAGAACCGCGTTGTGCGCCTCGGCCTCGGCCGACCGGAGCTTGGCGACGAGCTCGTCCTTGCGCAGCGGCAGGAGATCCTCCGGCGTCGGGTCGTCGTTCTCGACCTGGTAGTCGGCGTTGCCGTCCTTGTCGACGGCCGACGCGACCCACCCGTTCGGAGCGTCGGGGAACGGGCACGGCGCCCACCGCTCGATGTCCGGGATGTTCGGGTTCTTGGCGTCCTGCGCGACGCGCTTCTCGCGCTCGTTCCACTCCCTGACCTCGTGCGCGTGCGCGGCGATCTGGACCTCGATGTCGGGGTTAGCGCGGAGGAACGACTTCTTGAACGTGAAGGGCATCTGATCCTCAGAGTTTCTGCAGCCAGTCGACGACCATGTCCCTGGAGACGTTGTTGTGCGGGGTTCCGAGACCGGAGTTCGCCGTCGTGATGTTGTGCGTGTGGTTGGCGTTCTGCGCGTCCGAGACGATGTTGATGTTGTGGTTGTGGTTGATGTCGGTGCCGAAGATCGTGGCGCCGGCAGGAGCCGTGCCCGGCTGGTTGCCGCCACCGCCGCTCATCCCGCCGACGTTGGCGTTGGCGTTCGTCCCGTGCGCGTGCGGGTTGGACTGGTTCATCACGCCCGACGTTCCGTTGACGCCGTGAGCATGGCTCGCGCTCTCGATGCCGGTCGTCCCGGTGTGTCCGTGCGTCCCGTTCTCGTTCGCGGTCAGCGCGTGCAGGTTCTCTCCGATCAGAGATCCGGTAGTCGTCGCGTTGCCGGCTATCACGGGCACGCCGGTCAGTCGCCCCGTCCCGTTGTCGTTGCCTACCATGCCGGCGCCGGAGCCGTCGTAGATCTGGATCGGCTTCAGCGCGTTGAAGTCGGCCAGCGCGTTCGCGCCGCGTCCGCCCGTGACCGGACAGATGGCGTTCGAGAACTTGTTCCACGTCTTGACGTAGAGGAAGACCGCGTCGGCCGAGGCGTAGGTGGCCGTCGATCCCGCGGCGCCGAGCGTGAAACCGGACTTCATCGGCACCCAGCCCGCGGGGACGTCGTTGGGCATCGGGTTTCCGCGCACGTCTCCGGTGCCGTGGGCGAACGGCGGCGAGATCCAGCCTGCGCCGAACGCGTCGGGGTCCGACACGTTGTCGTCCACCGTGCTCATCCAGAGGTTACCGACCACGATCCGCGAGCGGATGATCGCCTCCGCGGGGTAGCCGCCAGATCCCGTCGCGAAGTCGGCGTCGTAGTAGACCGGACCGCCGACGGACAGCCAGCGATCCCAGGAGGTCGACTGGAACAGGATGCCGTTGGTGTCCTGACCGTAGGGCGGGATTCCGCCCTCCGCGATCTGCTGCATGTTGACCGGGACGAAGCCGGTGTAGAGCGACGCGCGCCCCGGCTGGAGCCCGATCTGCGAGTCGACGGGGATGACGTCGATGTAGGGCGTGTCCGCGAACTGACCGAAGGCGATCGGGAACTTGCGCGGGATGTCTACTTTTTTCATGCCTTACACCACTTGGACGATCGTCGCCGAGACGCCGCTCGGTTTCGGAAGAACGCCGGACTGCCCCAGGATCGCCTGCTCGACGCCGGTCAGGATGAACTCGAAGGTGTAGGTCATGGTCATGTCCTGCCCGTCAGTGCAGTAGCAGTTACCGCGCCCCTGAAACAAGCTCCGCAAGATCTTGTTGATGCTGGGGATGGAACCGTCGGACACGTTCGAGAACGCCTTGGCGAGGAGCAGCGTGCGGTAGGAGCTGTCCGGGAGGTTGAAGTTCGAGGAAAGCTGGTCGCCCGTGTAGAACGGCGCGACGTTGAACGGCCTGCCGTCGAGGCCCGACTCGTCGAAGTTGAAGTATTCGCGGTCGCCCGGGATCTGAAGCGTGCGGCCGACGCCGAGGATGCGCCCCCACACGTCGAGGCCGTGGCCGACCGCCGTGTCGATGTTCCAGATGTTGTCGAAGAACGCGTCCATGTTCCCGGACTGGCTGACCGACTCGAAGAAGTAGCCGATCAGCTTCGTCAGGATGTCGCTGTTCGCGTACTGGCTGATGATGGTCCTTCGATAGTCGAACCCGACGCCGACGTTGCCGCCGATCGGCGTCTTGCCGATGATGAACTCGCCTATGCCGCCGCTCGCTCCGGCGTTCGGAGGATAGGGAGGTCCCGTCATGTGAAGGTCACCGCGATGTCGCCCACCGAGATCGTGGGCACCTGGTTGATGTTGACCTCGACCTGGTTGCTGGTCGGCCTCGAGGCTTTCATCACGCGGCTGGAGACGACCTGCGTGATGTTGAGGTTGTAGGTTCCCGTGTTTCCGGTGCCGGTGCCGAGAGAGACGATACGCGTGCCGGCCGGGATCACGCTGGCCGCGTCGGTGATGGTCTGTCCGACCGCCAGCACGCCGGACGCGACGCCCGTGACCGTCATCACGAGGCCTGCGATGGACGCGGTGAACGTCACCTGCGGAGAGTTGGCCGACCCCACGGTGATCGAGACGATCTGCGCCCACGCGCCGAGCGCGGCGACGGGGGCGTAGTACCGGCTGGCGAAGATGGTCGAGCCGATCCGGGCGCGCACGCCGCCGTCGCCTCCCGAGAACGCCGAGACGATGGCGTTCTGGATCAGCGCCACCGCGTTGTCCGGGACGTTCGCGTTGTTGATCAGGTTGACCGCGAACAGGGTCTGCAGCGCGTCGGGGATCTCGAACGTGACGTTGTACTGAGGGTAGGGGAACGAGTAGCCGGATGAATCGTCGACCACGACGACCGTGGTGTTTCCGTTGTAGGCGCAGCCGGGGGACTTCTTCGTCCAGATCGCCTCGCCGATGTCCTGGGCGACGCCGCCGACGGCCGCGACGTAGAGCGAATGCGGGGCGAGCGTGGCGCCCCTGACCGTGATCGGCGTGTCGTTGACGTTCTCGGTGACGTAGGCGTCGATGACGTCCGCGACGTTCAGCACGGCGCCGAGGATCGACGGCATCGACCCCCGAGAGTTGAGCGCGACCGAGGCCTGCCGGCGCGCCTCGAACTCGCTGCGGCTCTCGACGTCGTTTCCGATCACGCCGTCGACGAGGTTGACCACGCTCTCCCAGCCGTTCACCGCTTTGTAGATCTGGTTCAGCGACCCGTCCGGGCAGGCGATGGGGCCGTTGACCGTGCAGGCGAACTGGACGGTGACGCTGCCGCCGATCGGGATCGTGGCTTCCTCGGTCGACTGGTAGATGTTGCCGTCGATCGCCAGCGCGAGGGACCCGAGCGGGATGACGACCCCGGTCAGACCGGAGCAGACCGCCGACACGATCGTCGGCTGCGAGGCCTTTCGCTCCAGGTTGTAGATCCGCCCGATGGCATCCTGCATGCGCCCTTGCGCGTAGGCTGGGTCGACCTGGTTGGTGTAGTAGATGAACGTGTCGTTCGCGTTTCCGATGATCGCGGCCTCGCTGGTGGCGAGCTGTCCTTGCGGGCTCTCCAGCGCAGGGTTCAGGCCTCCTCCGAACGCGTCCTGCATGTCGAGCATGACGCCGGCGACGATCTCGTCCTCGGGCGGCGCCTGGAAGCCGTTGGGTCCGAAGACTACTTTCGGTACGTTCGTTGCCATCAGAAACCCGCCGTCGTTACGTTGCCATCTTTGTCGGTGACCTGGACCTGCCCGGTCACCCGCCTTCCGGACACGCCGGAGATGAAGCACACCGCCTTGACCACGCCCGGAACGGTCATCGCCGCGGCGACGAACTTCGTCTTCATCAACGAGACGGCCGGAGGACGACCGAGGAAGTCCTGAAAATACGGGACGCCCTTCGACTTCGACGCGTTGTACCAAAGCTCCGACTGGAACAGCCTGATCGCGCTCGCCGCGTCCTGAGCCAACGAGTAAGGCTCCCCGGCGACCGCCCAGTTGCCCGAGACGTCCAAGACGAAGTCCCACAAAACGGTGTCTAAAAGCAATGTTCTCATGGCGTGGGCAATCCTGATGTTCCGGTGCCGATGGTGACGCCGAGCGTGCGGTGAGCCTTCAGGCTGATCGTGCCGGCGACGACGTCGCCCGTGGTCGAGATGTTCGCCGTGGTCTGGATGACCTTGTCGTAGGTCCCGCCGCCCGCCGCCTTGATCGAGCCGCCGAGCTGGACGTCGTCCTGGAACGTGACCTTGCCCTTGAAATTCCAGCCCGCCGTCGAGTCGACTGTCAGGACCTTGTCGCCCTTGAACGTGAATGTGCCGCCGTCGTCCTTGAACTCGATGAACTGCTCGGGGTCCTTGTTCATCAGGCCGCAGATGTAGACGCCGTCGGCCGGGCTGAACTTGCGGTTAGATCCTGGCTGCGCGGCGCCCTTCGCCGCCTTCACCGCGGAGATGTCCCGATCGGCGCAGACCATCATCCCCATGTCGTCGACCGCGGGCGTTCCCTTCACCGCGCTCTTTCCCCACTGCGCGGTGATGTACGGGATGCCGAAGACCGTTCCCTGGTCGGTCACGTTACCGGAGCCGTCGATCAGCTTCGTCAGGATCTGAACGTCGACCGTCTTCGCGCCGGCATCGACCGCGGTCACCTTGACCATCTTCATCGTCGAGATCCCGGCGAGCGCCTGGTCGATCACGAACTTCTCGACGTTGTAGTCGCTCGCCGCGTCGCTCGGATGCTGCTGTCCGTAGCCGAACTGGTTGTCGCCTTCGGCCATCAGCGTTGCACCGGGGTTGGATACTTCGGGTTGTAGGCGAGGAGTGTGATCTCCCACTTACCTTTGGGCGTCAGGCATTCGAGGTCGTAGTCCATACCGTAGATCGACCACTCGCCGCACGCCGGCTTCAGCCTGCTCTCGACGTTGATCTTCTGGCCGAAGCCGATCGACGGGTTGAACAGGCACTTCAGCATGATTCCGTAGGCCGTGTAGGTCGGGTAGCCGATCATTCCTGTCTGCGGCGATATCAGCGGCACCTGTCCGTTGCGCGTGCCGTTCTTCGGCCAGATCGCCAGCTTTCCGTTGTCGATGATCATGCTGATGCCGGCGTCTTTCGCGATCGCCTGCGCCTGCACCTTCGGAGATCCGGTGTAGTAGGGGTTCGACAGCTTCGCGGTCACGCCGCTGTTCTCGAACGCGAGGCCCATCGTGGCCGCGAGACCGGACAGCAGCGTGGCGACGTCGCCCGAGCCCTTGATGCTGGAGACCGGCGTCGGGACGGTCGCGTCCGGAAGGCCCGTGTGCGCGGAGATCTTGAACGACACCTGCGGCGACGCGGAGAAGTCCGCGTACGCGCTCAGGATGTAGCCCTGGAAGACGGTCGACAGGCCGTCCTCGTCGCCGGCCTGGAGAACGATCGAGTTCTTCGGGACGAGGTTGATCTGCATGCCGAGCGTCGAAAGCTGGTTCATCTTCGACTCGGTCATCCCGTAGATCGTCAGCTCCATCTTGGAGTCTGACGGTCCCCCGGCCTTGCTGATGTGCGCCGACATGCGAAGCCCGGACAGCGTGACCGTGTTTCCGCCGCCCTCGAACTTCGGCTGCTGCGTGTTGCTGCCGGACGGCGCGAGCGAGACGGTGACCTCGAGGAGCTTCTTGGTGAAGGCCATCAGCCGACCGCCTCCATCTCTTCCTCGGTCAGGTAGATCAGCAGGTACCGATCGCCGAGCCCCCGATACTCGGGGTCGAGCCCGAGGCCGTTGTCGTCGGTCTGCTGGTCGTAGAACGTCAGGTCCCCGGAGAAGCCGAAGTAGCCGTTCCGCACGATGCGGTTCATGTTCTCGCACTGCACGCCGGCGACGATCAGATCGTTGTTCGAGTAAAGGTCGATGAACAGCCCGAAGAACCGCTGGAAGACGTTGATCTGGCAGCTCTGGTTTCCGAGCTGCACGCTCAGGGTCTGCGACGGGACCGCTCGTAGGGGGATCTGCTGCATCGCCGCCTCACTGAAGGTTCTGGTTGAAGAACGACGACGGCGCCTTGAACGGCTGCGGCTGCACGGTGCCGCTGTTCGTCTGCCCCGCGCCGCTCGGCGCCTTGGTGTCGCTGAAGGCCGCCTGCGCGGTCACGCTGACCTGCGTGAAGAACACGTCGACCGAGATCAGGCCGTTCCCGCTGATCGCCGTGCGGCGGTAGTCCTGCCGCTCGAAGTTGACGCTGGTGTAGATCTTCTCCGGCGTGACGACGTCGTAGAGCTCCAGGTCGCCCATGACCTCGTCGATCGACGCCATGAAGTCCGCGCGCGCCGACAGATCCCCGCCCGTCGACAGCCGAAGCTTCACGTTGAACGGCGTCTGGACCTTGTCGTAGTTCTCGAAGGCGCCTTCCTCGAGCTGGTAGTCCGACGTGATCCACTGCTCGCGGTAGTCCAGCGACAGGACGTTGTCGGAGAAGATGACCTGCTCGCCGTCGAGGAACACGCCCCATCGCGGGGTGTCGATCCCGAAGAAGAAGTCGATCGCGTCGCCGATCATCAGTTCGATCGTGCCGATCGGGTTCAGGATGTCGCGCAGCAGCGGCGGGACGCCGGGGACGTTGGGGACGAAGGGAAAGAACGCCATGTCACTGGCCTCCCGAGTTCGCGTTGGCCGCGCGGCTCTGGCGATCGGTCACGCCCTTGCGGAAGTCGGACGCGATCTCCTGGCCGTTCGTGCCGTTCGTGTAGACGTTGACGGTGTCGATCGTGGTGTTCTGGTCGCCGCCGCCCGCGCCGCCCTGACCGATGCCGGCGAACTGGCCGATGCCGTTGTTGCGCGCGCCGTACCAGTCGGCCCAGCCGCGCCCCGAGGTCGCCGCGTACTTCAGCGCGTACTCGATCCCCTGCTTCTCGGTTTTTGGATCCGAAGGGTCGAGCCCGGTGTCCTTCGCGAACATGTCGCCCAGGCTCGGACGGCTGGTCTTGCTGCGGTTGAGCTGGAACGCGCCGTACGACTTCTCGCCCGGCACCGTGCTGACGAAGTTGTTGAAGCCCTCTGTCTTGGCGACGCGCAGCGCGACGTCGGGATCGATCCCGTTCTTGATCGCGGTCTGCTTGATGAACGCGGCCTTCTCCTCCTGGGACGAGAAGGAGCCGTCCGACGAGTTCGAGTTCGCGGCCTGCGGACCGCCGAGCGGCTTCCCGCTGGCGTCGTAGCCCGGCCAGCCCTTCATCGAGCCGTCGGTGTTGCCGGTGTTCAGCTTGTTCAGGATCTTCTTGCTCAGGTCGATCGCGCCGAAGACCATCCGGTAGCCCATCTGCTTCCCGGACTCGAGCATGCCGTTCCAGCGGCGCTCCAGCGCGGTCGCCTCGTCGGCGTTCTCCTTGGTGATCCCTTTGATCTTCGACAGCTCCTCGCGAAGCCGTGCGCTGCCCTGCATCAGGAGGTCGATGGACGCGGGGTCGAGGCCGAGCCGCCTGCCGAGGAGACCCGCCGTCTCCTTGCCGCCCGGACCCGCCGCGATGTTCTTCAGGTTGTCCGCGAGGTCGAACAGGCTCTGCTCGACGCCCTTGTTCATGTCGATGACGACGCCGCCCGCGGTGCTGATCGCGCGGAACTCCGCGATCAGGGGCGAGACGTCGCCGATCTTGAAACCGGCGAACGCGTCGGACAGGCGGGTGAAGTTGCTCGCCATCGTGCCGGCGTCGCCGCCGAACACGCGCGCGAGGCCCTGCCACTTCGAGATCGACTCGACGCTTCCGTCTATCTGCTTCGACAGGCGGTTGACGCCCGCGGCCGCCGTGATCGTGTCGGTGGTGAAGTTGACCAGGAACTTACCCGCGCCCACGGCGCCGAAGAAGCCCGCCGCCTGCCGCGCGAGCCCGGAGATCGAGGACCCGATGCTACTGACCGCCTTGTCGGTGCTGCCGGCGCGGCTTTCCAGCTCCTGCTGCTGTCCCTTGAAGTTCTGCAGGACCTTGCGTTGCTGCGCGTCGAACTTGGACGGGTCCAGGCCGAGCTCGACGACGAAGGAGTCGATGACGGTGGCCATTTAGGTCCCCTGCGGCTTGCGCGGCCTGTTGTGCCAGTCGATCATCCTGACCTCGATCATGTCGTGGCAGTCTTCGACCGAGTAAACCGTGTCCAGTTCGTGGAGCGTCGCCATCCCGGAGGACAGCACGTTTCCGATCAGTCTTGAGACGTTTGGGTAGTCGACGTGGTTTCTTCCATCAGCGCGTCCTGGCGCTTCTTCGCTATCCGGGAGAGCCAGTCGTGAATCGTAAAACCCACGTGGAGATGGAGGACCTCCAGCCTCAGAACCGCGCGGGTGTCGACCTCCTCGATGTCTTCCTCGACGAGCGGCCTGGTCGTGCCGACCCCGGTGATGAACTCGACGCAGCCCATCATCTCGTCCATGAGCGGTTCGAGGTCGTCGTACTTGGCGTCGGCCAGCGCGGCGAAGGTGTAGAGCGCGAAGCCGACCATCCCGGCCTCGGCCACGCCCGGAGGGACCTCCTTGCCGGCGTGGGAGATGGCGAGCCACGCGCGGGTCGCCCACTTCTCCGCCTTCGACGCCGGCATCTCGGTGATGCGATACTTGCGGCCGAGGTCCCGGCTGTCCTTCCCGCGGGACGTCTTCTCCGCGGTGATCTCGATGTCTAGGCTCTTTCGTCCCACGTCAGCTCCTGGCCGGTTCGATCTTCTCCCACGTGACCTCGAACCGTCGGCCCTGCAGGGTGCGCTTGCCGTCCGGCGCGGGCGGATAGCTCGTCAGCACGCCGTTGGTCATCTGGTACTTCATACCGATGCTCTTTAGCAAGATGACCGCGTTCGCCGAGATGACCTCGCCCGCCGCCTTGCACGCCGCGCGCCACTGGTCGAAGACGAAGTTGTCGGGCGAGTCCGCCATGAGGTTGTAGTTCTGCTTCGTCGAGACGAAGACGTAGCCGGCCGACTGACGCCCGTCGACGCCCATCTGGACCTCGGCCTCGGCCAGCGGATCTGTTCCGAAGACGTCGTCCGCGGTGAAGCCCTGCAGCTGCATCGGGGCGGGGAACACCAGCGGGATGTAGAACTGAAGGACTGCGTTCGAGGAGGTGATGGACATGGCTTTTCCCTTACTGGACCGCGATGCTTTCGAGGTCGATGGACTGGACCGCCTGCCCGTCGACGTACCAGAAGATCATCGGCGGCGAGCCGCGGTTCTGGCGAACCTCCGGGGTGGCGTCGAGGATCTGAAGGTACCAGCCGCGCGTGCTCAGGGTCGACGCGATGTCGCGGCCGGCCTGCGCGTTGATGGCGGCGATCTGGTCGGACGACAGCGTGACGCCCGGCTGGAACGCACCGAAGGCGAGGCCCTGGTTGATGACGTCGGACAGCGACGCCTCGATCTTGGCGTAGCCCGCCGAGGTGTACGGGATGGCGCGCGTGTTCACGAGCAGCTGCACGAGCGCGAGCTGGAGCGCGTTGTTCAGCCAGATCTGGTTGATGTAGCCGTCGAGCCACTTGTACTCGCCCGAGACCGTGCCGTCGGCGAACCACAGGAAGTCGTCGTTCGCGGTCGCGTAGGCGCCGTAGCAGTTGTAGCCGTTCGCCAGCAGGTTCTGCAGGGTCGTGATGTCCGACACCGCCGCGACGAGGCCGGCCTGACGCTTGAACTTGAAGGTGATGCGCCCGCCGATCTGCTCGAAGTCGATCGAGGCGATCGATCCGAGGACGAACGCGGCGTGGTTCATGTCCTCGTTCTCCCAGATCGGACACGTTCCGTTGTAGCCCGCGCTGATCACCTGGTTGGCGAAGCTGCCCGTCGCCGGGACCTGCGTGGTCGGCGACGCGTCGGTGTCCCAACCGATGTAGGCGTACCGCTTGTTCGTGCCGTTCGCCCAGGCCGCGAAGGCGAGCTTGTTCGCGAACCCGCTGGCGTCCGGGTTGAAGGTCGTGGTGAAGGCCGCCCAGTTCTGCGTGACGTTCACGACGCCGGCCATGAAGCCTCCCGGCGTGGCGGCGTCGGCGCCGGGTGAGATGACCGCTCCGGTCGACTGCGTCATCTTCAGAGCGACCGCGACCGAGCCCGAAGCGTAGCCGATGGTGGAGTCGACTCCGGCCGTTCCGGACGCGACTACGAAGGCGGCCGCCACGGGGTCGAAGGTCACGGCGGGGAAGTCGGTGGTCAGCGGCTCGGACGAGACGGCCTGGCTGTTGTTCACGGTGTAGGTGCCGGGGCCGCCGACGCCGGTGCCGAGCGCGGTGATGTAGGTGTTCGCCGCGACGCCGGCGCCCTTGACGATGTGGCCGACCTCGATCTCGCCGTCGGTCACCGCGGTCACGGTCATCACGTTGGCCGAGATAGATCCGGTGAAGGACGCGGCCTGGGAGCCGTCGATCGACAGCGCGGTGCCGATGATCATGGCGGCGTTCGAGAACGAGGTCGCCGCCGCGAGGTTCGGCGTGCCGGTCTTGTCGACGCCGTCGATCGTGACGTTGAACGGGCCCGACAGGGCCTGAAGCTGGGACAGCGTCATCGTCGAGATGTTGCCGCCGCGCAGCCACGCCGAGACGTCGTCCTGGTTGTACTGAGCGAACAGGATGGCGCCCGGCTTCTTGTTCGAGCCCTCGAAGCCCCCGAAGTAGCCGGAGCCCATGTCCGGGCCGCCGCCCGCGAAGATCGCCTCGGGCGAGGTCGGGCCGAAGTAGGTCTTCACCGCCTGGGCGCTGCCGAGACGGAGGATCGTCCCGACCGGTACGCGGTCGTCGTTCGTCAGGACGAGGCCGTTCAGGTCCAGCGCGGAACCGCCCGCGCTCAGGACGTTCGGCGTGACGTTGACGACTACGTTGGCCGGGATCGTGCTCATGTGATTTTCCTCATGATGCGGGGAACTCCACCTCGACGCTCTTTGGTACGATCGTGAGCGTGTCGGCGTATTGCTGCGGGAAGATCACCTTCGGGTCGACCTGCAAGGAGATCTCGACGATCCAGCGGTCCTCGTACTGCTGCTCGCCGTTGCCGGCGAACGGAAGCTGGCGAGGGTCGCTGGCGTAGAGCGGCGAGATGCCGGGGCTGTTCGTGCTGAAGAAGTCGACCGCCCACTCGTCCTTGACCATCGTCGTGACGATCTGGACGCCGTCGCCGCCGAGCGGGCCGTGGACGTCGAGCTGGTAGTCGAACTGTGTTTTCTGCGTCACCGTGGTCGTGGTCGGAAACTGGATGACGCTTTTGTCGAACTCGTCGATGTTCGTGGCGAGGCGCGTTCTGTGAACCGGCGTCATCAGGACGTAGTTCGGCGAGGTCGGCTCCGGGACCCGGTTGTCCTGCGCCTGCACGACCTCGAACTCGCTCGGCATCACGGCGACGAGGAAGCCTCGCAGCGCAGTGACGACGGTGTCCTCGGTCGGGGCGACGGTCAGAGGCATTGTTCGGGTTTCGATCCTGCTGCGCTCAGGATCGGTAGCAGAACCGGAGACCGAAACGCAATCTTTGCGATGCGCCTCGGAA